TGCATCCCACCTCTCAAACTGATCAATTTTTGGCTGGATCTAGGGACCTCAAATGGAAACTACATTTTCCAACCAAAGTTAAGGGGTTAGCTGTCCTAAAATAATCCAGAGACTGTGAGCATCGTAATCAAAAATGTACCAATAACGCGGGTCGAGAATCCGATTTTCATATTCTCGCAGGACCAGAGGTTTAGCCTGTTGGTCGAGATATACATATAGCCATTTGGCCTTCTCTGGATATGGATCAGTAAAAACGGTATTGGGGTGGAGTTGGTGACTATTGATATGTTTCAAACTTTGCAAGACTTGCGTAACATCGATAGCCTGTTTCTCAGAGATCCCATAAAGAACTTTGTGACAAATAAAGCGTTGTGTTCCGGTTATAACCAGCCCTGTTTCTGTTAGTGATTCCAGTTGTCCTGTGGGATCACCCCATTCCGTTTTACTGAAAATAGTTTCATATGGAGTCAAATCCCGTCCTAAAAACGTTTTGGGCAATCGGATATCATATGAACTGATTGTTGTCTCTTTTTTCGTGTAATCCAAATCTCGATATTCCGGAATCAAACAATTGATATTCCATCCATGCGATAAAACCAGTTGACTCAACGCGATTTCTTGATGATTGACCACATCCGCATGAGTGTTATACTGTTTAAAGAAATTTTGTTCTAAAAGGAAGGAAATGCATTCGTAATCCATAATAAACAGATAGGTTTGGACGTGAGTGCCCAAATAACCATTAATCGTTACGCCGGCTAATTTGACGTTGTTGGTCATCATATCGACAAAGGGAGTATACCAATACATGTGACATGATGTAAAAGGAGGCAGAAATGGTCCACGAGCGGTACAATTGAGAAAGAGATAATAATGTCCAGGTCGAAGAAGATTACGGTTTTTCAGCGATTGAATTCCCGCATAATAACCCTGAAAATCATACCCAGTATTTTCCCGCATAATGACGATAATATTGTCCCGTTGGGGAATGTCAATTGTACTTTTTCCATTAATCACAAAGGTATAGTCGACCAGTGGTACATAACCGCGTTTGAGGAAAAACAATAAATTGGTTTTATATCGTTCATTACCCTCATAATATGCATAAATCACATGCAAATTAATATCCATATATACTATAATTAGATATTAGATGAAAATTGCTATCTGCTTTCATTTAGGTTATTTGCATCGTTGGCGCGAATTTACCCCCTATATTGACAATGTTATGCGGTATTGTCCCAATACTGATTTATATATTACATATCGAGAGGATCAAGATCCCACTGAGATGTGTCGACGGAAATATCCACGGGCAATCGTCATGAAGGCAAATCGCGGTGCTGATACTGGGGCTTTTTTACTCCATCTCAAATGTCTGTTGGCTTCACCAGTTCATTATGATTATGTTTTCAAGATTCATACCAAAAGTGGTAATGCAGAATGTCCAACATGGGTCAACGATTTGTTGCAAGGAATCGCCGGTGATGTCCATAAAATTAGTCGCGTGTTCCAAATTTTTCATCAACAACCCAAAGTGGGCATGATCTGTGGCAAACGATGGCTAGTGGAGCGCAAAATGGCACACGATGCCAATTTCCCTTATTTAGATGCAATTTGTCGCCGTTGCCATTTGTCATCACAAGGGATTCAATTTGTCGGTGGGACCATTTTCTGGGTCCGCATGTCTGTTCTACAACAGGCGTTCAGTAATGTTAACCTGGAGAATGAATATCAACGCTGCGAAGATGGAAAACCCAATGAACCTTCGATCACCCACAGCTGGGAGCGAATTTATGGATTAGTGGTCCATCATTGTGGCTTTCATATTGAGGGGGTTTAACAATATATTTCTTAATTTTTGACAACTTGGGCCGCTGGCACATGACTGGCAATTGCGGATTCAATATTGAGACTATTGTCATCAAAAAAGATGTCTGGATGCCATCCAGCCAAAAAGAGCATTTTTGGCATGCCACCCAAGAAGAAAATTTCATCTACGCTGATTCCCCAAGCATGGAGAGTTCGAATAATTCGTTCGTGTGTGGGTGCCGATCGAGAAGTAAAAATTCCAATTCGGATGGTTTCTGGGCACACACGACGTACAGTACAGAGAGCATTAATAAATGGCTGAAATGGACCTGGTGGAAGAGGATTTTTGGCACATTCCACTTCATGGTTGATGAAAGCATCAAATCCTTGTTGTTGAAAGACTTGGTCAGCTTCATTACTAAAAATAACTGAATCTGCATCAATTGCCACACGAATGACATCGGGAACAGAAGTGATGGATGACACTGACGGTATATCCTGTCCTGTGCCGGGCTCTGTTGGCGTCATTACATTGGAGGGTGCATCGGGTATAATTTTGAGTGGTGCTTCTGTTGCACAACAGAGAGCCGCAGGAATTCCGTCTCGTAGGGCGTCACGAACTTCATTTAGATCTGCCGAAAGAAAAAGATTAGCATGAAATGCTCGTAAGTAATGCATACGAGGGGCTCCGCTGGTAAAAGCGCCTCGTTCGATTCGTAAATCATAATGAATAATTGAATTCCAGACTCGTAATGAGGCGGCGGGTGAATTTCTGGATAAAATGACCACATCACCCATATTTTTATCAATCAAATATCGCATTTTACGAACCAACTGAAAAGAGACTCCTGGCTCTAATAGATCGGTTTCATGCTGAACCTGAAACTCGTCAAACCCTGCTTGACCATTAGACTCGAAAATCTTATGATATTCTTCCATATTGAACAGAGACCGGGTTGAGACTGCTAAAACTAATCGGTCAGCGTTGTCGCTGTAAGGTTGATTTTTTCGACTAAACATGTTTGTTTGTTTAGTCGAACATTTCGAATTGGATCATGATCAATTTTATTTTTTTTGTTTCAATTTGCGAATTTCTTTGTTCTGGTGCTGTAACGTTTTTTGCAAAATTTGTAATTCTTGCCTCATTTGGTCCATTTGAGATGGCATCTGGGCCACAGGTGGCATTTGTGAAGGCACTTGATACATCATTTGGAATGGCATTTGCGTTGGTGTGTGCATATGGACAAATGCTGGCTGTTGCTGTGTCATTGGAATCTTGACAAAATAATCTGGTTGTGGTTGTGGTTGGAACGATATTTGAGGGTTATTGGAGCTTTGTGGATAATTCATAACTGGAAGTCCCCCGGTTTGATTGACCATGTGTTGTCTCATGTATGATGGATTTTGACGCATTAGTGGGAGTTGAGGTGGGAGTTGAGGTGGGAGTTGAGGTGGGAGTTGAGCCGTACGAGTTAAATTATTTCGTTCTTGCATTTTACGATTGAATGCATTATTGAGATTCTGTTGCGACATTCGATCCAACTCTGGATTAATTTGACGCATAGTGTCCGGCAAATGTGATGGATCTTCTGGTTTGGGATGGACATTAACATTGAGGTTGTGATACTCATTGAGTTTCCTTTTGATTTTGTCATGGTAATCGGCTTCCAAGTGGCTGACATCGGTAATATCGGGTTGTTGTGCCAATTTTTGGATGACATTGTGATCCATTTGAAGTGGGACATTTTTCCCATAGCATTGACTCAAATCACCAAATCCCAAAGATGAAAATTTATTAGTTTCCTTCGTTTTCTGATCTTCATCAATTTCGGTATATGGCTGTAATCCTGAGGTCAACGCTTCAGGTTCGTCATATGGTTGCAAAGCCTTGGTAGTTTCTTCTGGTGTCCCGTTAACTTGTTCGAAGAGTCGTTGAAAAACTCGGTTATCAAAGCTTTGATTGCCGAAAATTGGCTGGATTTTGGCTAACTCATCCTCGACGGTTTTCTGTTCGGAGAGCAACTGATCTTTTGTGCGTGATGCCCGATAGTCATTTTCGGGATTGGGTAACAAACAATTGTTATTATTCTCATTGCCCACACATTGTGCGAATTTTTCGTTGAATGCGTTGACATTAAAATGACGATTTGGATCAACACCTTGACCCAAAATTTGCTCCGGTGTTTGGGCAAAGGTCTGTGTTTGCGAGTTTTGTGCAGCTTCTTTCATTTCCGTGAAGGTCGAAGATGCATTCTTGGGGATTTTAACACCATTTTTTAGGTTATCGACGATCATTTTGAATGCATTCTTGATAATTTGAAAGGTTTCTCGATTCCCTCCCTTATCGGGGTGATGTTTCGTGGCTAATTGACGATACGCTTCTCGAACCACGTCAATGTTCGAATCGGCCGGAATTCCTAGAATTTGGTATGGATCAATATCTACCATATATATATCAGAGATCTTGAGTTTATTTTGTGGATTCCAAACGAATCAAATAGCTTGAAAATTATGTCGGAACACAGTATATATGGGATGAATTTCAACGTTCCAAATCAATATCAAATTACATCAAACAAAACTTCATGTAAAACGTCGACGAAAAAAACTCGAAATCAATATGATAAATCCCAAACTGTGACCAGTTTCCTTGATTGTCTCCATCATGGCCAATTACTGGAGGCCAATCTATGGGGGATTGAACTCATGGTTTCCGGATTCGGTAATCTTTTCTGGGAGGCTGTGATCAATGATTATTTCAACACGATCAACTATATTAATTTCCATCTCATTGCCTACATTGACCAACAGTTTAATTTGTGGAATGAAATCAAGAAATCTTATGCCGGACACCTCTGGAACCTCTGTAATAATCAAGAAATCCGAAATCATGTTGCGGAAATGATAAGCCTCCTATGTTTGACACCACGCATTCAACTCTCCATTCCTGAAAAAATCACTTCTCGAAGTGCGGCCACGGTTGATGCGACTATTGTCACCAAATCGACACGCTTTGTCACTTTATTTTTGAAAAATATGTCATCGCAATCGGTCGTGTACCAACACTTTTATCAGTTGGTCATCTCTTATTATTGTAATCAGTGGGATTGTTGTCTGTCTTACATTAATTGGTTCGTTCGTGATGAAAATTATGCGGTGGATATCGATCTGGATTTCAAACTGCCACCACAATTGGCCCACAAAATTGTAGTTTTATTGCTAAAATTTTTCCTTCTCCAAATTCGCACGCAAGTACCAGCCATCCAACTCGAAACAGTGACTAATTTACTGAATACGACGATTAACTACTACATTTCCGCCTACAAGAAGCATGATCTGACTGTGTGTGTCTCCATTATGGCATATTTTTTGTTTCTGTCACGCAATCTGGAAACATTGGAAAACCCACCTCCTGTTGATCCATCGGATTACCAGATCATCCGACAATGTTTGGAAATCAATTTATTATATCAACAAATCAATTCCCAGTCGAAAACAGAACCACCGACTTCATCTCCTACAACCTCCAACAAACGACCAACCAAAGCAAGGAAACAAAAAAGTACAACATCTGGTTTCTATGAAAATCCTCGTAACCAGGAATATTTACGGTTGATTAATGATCAACAGTTGTTCTTGTGTGCCAGCACTCAAATTGCTAAGAATCAACGAACTACACCTACCGCTGACGCTACCACCAACTCTGCGAATACAGTGAATACTATCTTCCCTGGGGAGATAGTATGCATTGATAACAAATGGGGTGAGAATGATGAGGGTAGAAACGATGGTGACGATGGTGATGAGGGCGATGTGGATGGCGGATGTAGCTGTGACGATGATGGACACTCATTTGAAATAGATCTATGCGAATAGAAATAAAGTTTGAAAATCAAACTTCATCATTTACCTTTGAGTTTAATGACAATTTTCTTCATGGGTTGTGTTGCGGGAGAGGTTATGGTAGGAGCGGTAGGGTGAGTCATAGGTGTCGATTTGGTGTCCATCTGATCTAATAGTTGATTAATTTGTGATGTTTGGGTGATTGGTTTATCTGACAGGCTGTTGTCTGGTTTCTGACCAGCCAAACTAATTTGACGCGCATAGACCTTATTGACCAAGGGTTTGAGATAGAATTCGACCGACTGCTTACAATCGATCAATTCCTCTTTCTTCCGGTCACACGGTTCTCCGGTCGTTGGATCCGTCGCATTAAGCCAGTCCAGTGTATTAAGAATCAATTGGTTGGCATAACTACGGTCATCGAGTGTCAGCGAATCCTGATATTCGGGATCATTGATGGTCGTCTGTGAGGTGCGGAGGTATTTCTCAAAGGAATTGTGGAATTCAATGGCTTCTTTCTTGACTTCATCGGCTCCACGATATTTCTCAGCATCTTCAACCATCTGTTGAATCTCTTCCTCGGTTAAGCGGCCACTCTCCTTGCTGATGGTCACTGTCTGAGAGATTTGACTAGTTTTCTCGAAAGCCGTGACACTCAAAATTCCATTGGCATCCATTTTGAACGAAACCTCGATTTTCGGAACCCCCCGCATCGCCTTGGGAATGCCTGTCAATTCGAAAGTTCCCAGTTTGTGGTTGTCCTTGGTGAATTTCCGTTCTCCTTCGAAGACCTGAACCAGAACCGTTTGTTGATTGTCTTCGACCGTGGAAAAGAGAGAGGATTTCTCACATGGAATCGATGAATTGCGTGGAATAATGTTTGCCATAATTCCACCTGTGGTTTCAATCCCCAGAGACAGGGGGATCACATCAACCAACAAGAGGTCTTTGGTGGTACCACTGGTGTCCGTTTTGCACAAGATGGCCCCCTGAATGGCCGCCCCCGAGGCCACCGCTTCGTCTGGATTGACACTCTTGTTGAGAGTTTTGCCATCGAAGAATTTGGTCAAAATCTCTTGCACCTTGGGAATTCGAGTGGCTCCGCCGATCAAAATGATTTCATCAATCTCTTTCTTTTGCAGACCCCCATCACTCAAGACTTTCTTAATCGGTTCTAAACATGAGGTAAACAAATCTAAACAGAGAGCTTCAAATGTTGACCTTGTGACATGACAATGGAAATCATGACCCTCATACAAAGCATCAATCTCCACACTGACCGATTGCAATTGCGAGAGCCGATTTTTGGTTTGTTCGGCAATCTCTTTCAATTTCCGTAAGGCTTTGGTTCCAGTTTCAGGGATTGGTTTCTTAATTTGATTCTCAAACAAACTTCGTATGTGAGCGGCCAATCGATTGTCGAAATCTTCCCCACCCAGGTGACAATTTCCCGAAGTGGCTTTGACTTCAAAGACTCCTTGGTTCAATTCCAAGAGGGAGACATCCAGCGTGCCTCCACCTAGATCGAAAATCAAAACATTGCTGATCCCCTTATTGTGCAGACCATAACAGAGACACGAGGCGGTCGGTTCGTTAATGATACGTAAACAATTGAGTCCGGCAATCGTGGCCGCATTTTTAGTCGCCGTTCGTTGTGCATCATTGAAATAAGCTGGCACGGTAATCACCGCTTGTGTCACTTTTTTACCCAAATAATCTTCGGCACTGGCGCGCATTTTCCCCAAAACCATGGCCGAAATTTCTTCAGGTTTTAACCGTTTGACACCCGAACTGAGAGGGACTTCAACCACGGGACGATCCTGTTCGTCAGGGGTAATGCGAAAAGCATAATGGGGAAGGTCCTCTCGCAGAACGGGATCGCTATATTGTTTCCCAATGAAGCGTTTGACATCATACAGTGTTCGTCCCACATTACTATTAGCCTGTTGTTTGGCCAATTCTCCCATAATTCGGTCCTCGCCCACAAAGGCGACCCAACTGGGGGTCGTGCGATTACCCAAATCATTGGGAATCACTTCGACATGATCGTTGACCCAGACGGCGGCGCAGGAGTATGTGGTTCCTAAATCAATTCCAATACATCCAGAATAGAGTTCACGGGGAGAGGCCTCTTTATTTTCAGACATGATATATTTTTAATCAATAATCTAAAATCTAATTTCACACGCAAGACATGAGAACACACAATGCAAAAAGATGTGCACCGAAAAATTGATTGGTCGAATATACAAAATTATACATATAACATATAAAAGATGTCTGACCACTTTAATTGGGATGTAGAAACGTGGACGACTCTGGATAGTTATTTCAAGCAAAACAAAATCTTGATCCAACACCAACTGGATTCCTACAACAATATGGTTGATTACGTGATTCCACAGATCATCGAGAAGAACAATCCTATTACAATTGCTGACAAATACAATCCCGAGAAGAAAGAGTTTGAACGTGTGGTCACCATCAGTTTCGCACAAACCTATTTGAGCAAGCCATTGATTCATGAAAACACCGATGTCATCAAGCCGCTGTACCCCAATGAAGCTCGCCTTCGTGGTTTGACATATGCCGCTCCCATGTTCGTCGATGTGGAGTACACGATCAAAGATCCCTCCAATCCCACCCCAGAGAAGAAAATCATTTCCAAAATTCCATTCCTCAAGTTGCCAGTCATGCTCCATTCAAAATATTGCCATTTGAGTGATCGCAGCGAGCAGAGTTTGGCTGAGATGGGAGAGTGTCAATTTGATCAAGGTGGATATTTTGTGGTCAATGGGGGTGAGAAAGTGATTGTCTCTCAAGAGAGAGTGGCCGAAAACCAAGTTTTCGTCTGGACTCCTCCCAAAACCACGACCAGTAAATACACACACGAAGCCGAAATCAAGACTTCGATTGACCAACGTTTCTTCCCAGTCAAAGTCAACAAGGTCAAACTGACCAAAGAACCCTCCATGCGAGCTCGCAAACAAGCTAGTGGACAAGGTATGGTCTATGGCCGCACATTCCATGTGGTCATTCCCTACATTAAAGAAGGTATCCCATTGTTCATTATGTTCCGTGCCTTGGGTGTCATGACCGAACAGGAAATGATTGAGATGATCTTGCCAGACTACGAATCCATTGGTTCCAATTACACCAACTTCCTGATTCCATCGATTTATGAGGCCCGTAATCAAACCATCTCTAAGGACCGGAACGAAACCGTTTTGAACCAGAACGATGCACTGGCCTATCTGGCGGAGCGGCTCAATATTAAATTCGGCGAGGCCTTCAAAAAGGAAGATCCTGAGAGCCAATTGAAATATGTGAAAGAGATCCTGAGTCGTGAATTGTTCCCTCATATTGGTCAGATGATTCCCCATATCGGCCAAACCTTCAGGAAGAAAGCTTTCTTCCTGGGTTACATGACTCGCAAGTTGATTGACTGTTATTTCGGCGTCAGACCCTTCGATGACCGCGACCATTATGGCAACAAACGTGTCGATATGGCCGGACCTCTGCTGACGGTGTTGTTCCATACCAACTTTATTAAACTAATCAGTGACCTTCGCCGAACCATCTTGGGTTCTCTCAATGATCCACAGAAGATTCCGCTCCTGATCCGTAAGACCATTCAGAGTTGCAACATTGATGCTAAAATCAAATATGGTCTCTCAACTGGTAACTGGAACACACAGAAATCCAGTCTCTCGACCAGTAAAAAAGGAATTGCACAAGTTCTCAACCGACTCTCATTCGCGGGAGCTCTGTCACATACCCGTCGTATTCAGTCGCCGTTGGAGAGGGCTGGTAGCAAGATCGTCTCCCCCAGACGTCTCCATGGCACACATTATGGAATGTGTTGTCCCAATGAGACTCCAGAAGGTCAACAAATTGGAATTGTCAAAAACTTGTCCATGCAAACTCACATCACCATTCAAACTAGTGATTATCCAATCCGGATTATTCTCAATAAACTGGGAGTGGTCGATCTGATTGATACTCGGGCCATTGATGTCAAGAATTGTACCAAAATCTTCGTTAATGGTGACTGGTTTGGGGTGATCGACGATGCCCAAACAGAACAACTGTACCACCGTCTCAAGATCCTCAAACGCCACGGCATCGTGGTTCCTTACATTTCGATTGCCTGGTGGATCCAATGGAGAGAAATTCGCATCCAAACCGATGGAGGACGCTATTCCCGTCCTCTCTACATCGTGGAAGATGGTCAGACACCTGACGGACATTATGTCAGTCGTCTCTTGATCGAAGAAAACTACAACACGGATTCGACGTTCAAAAATGCCTTCCTGCAAGGACAAATCAAATGGCCACAATTTCTCCAAGGACTCGGAATGACAAAAACGGCCACGATTGACAATGGCGGTGTGGTTGAATACCTGGATACCAATGAAATTGAAACCTCAATGATTGCGATGACGTATGCTGACTTACGTCACAATTCTGATACACAACAATGTTTCGTCAAATACACTCATTGTGAAATTCATCCTATGATGATGATGGGAATCGTCGCATCCATGATTCCATTTTCAGATCACAATCAATCCCCCAGAAATTGTTATCAGTGTTTGTGGAAAGAGGAGCAAGTCATCATGGCTGATGGAACGATGAAAAGAATCGCGGATGTGCGTGTCAATGACATTGTATTGACCATCAATCCCAATACCTTAGAATATGAAACATCCAAGGTGATCAATCAATATGTCAAGTCAACCACCAAACCCATGGTCAAACTGACCACTGTTTCAGGACGAACCCTGGTCTGCACCAATGATCATCCGATCCTGACTGAGCAAGGATGGCAACCGGCGGGACAACTGACCACAATGGACCGCGTTTGCACATACCAAGGACCACGACCTCAGTTTGGCTCGGAATATCAATTGATCCAACAACAATGCCCTGATTTCAAGGGAACCCTCTCCATTATGGGGCAATCCATGTTCGTTCCTGTCCTGAAAATAGAGCCTCATGACAATGTGGAGATTGCTGATATCACAACGGAATCGTGTAACCACAGTTTCATTACTGGAAACATGATCTGTGTCCACAATTCCGCCATGGCCAAACAATCAATCGGTTACTACGCGACCAACTACAATTCACGCATGGATACAATGTCACACGTCTTGGTTTATGGTCACCGTCCGCTAGTCTCCACTCGGACCTCTCGTTACGTGATCATGGATAAACTTCCACACGGTGCAACCGCCATGCTCCTCTATGCCTGCTATACGGGGTAAAATGATTGTGCCCCAAAATGTCACAATAAAGTTGTGGCAAGTCCGAACATATCGGGCGAAACCCTCAAATTGCGGGAAACTCTCTAAAATATAACATTAGTGTAATACGATAAAAATGTATATTTGAATGTGTCGACTACCAAGTGATTTAGACGAAAGTCAATCATGGCGTTGGGGAAACTCAACGGTATGGTAATAATGCCGATACAGAGACAATCCGCATCTAAGCTCCCGTGAGAATCATCCGATTCTTCAGGAGAAAGTTCAACGACTTAATGGGGGTTGGCCACATAAGAGATATGTGGCTTAAGATAAAGTCTACTCCCTGGTGCGAACCAGATTGGCCTTAGTTTGACTAATTGTATGTCCAAGGTTTAGTCAACCGATGGTCAATGTCTGTTACCCAAGAGGAAATGCTTGGGATTTAGATTCAGAACGCATAGCACTGTATGATTTTGAATCTCAGACGGTATGATTTGACAATCAAGAAGACTCTATTGTGGTCAATGGAGATGCGGTGGAGCGCGGTTTCTTTAACACGATCTTCTATCGCACTTATACCGACAAGGCACTCAAACATCGCTCCGTCACGACCGCCACAGAAAAGTTCATGAAACCGGAAAAAACCAATACTCGTGATCTGAAAGTCCATGGTTCTTATGAAGCGGTCAATGCTCGGGGTGAGCCGATTCCAGGCAAAGTGGTCAAAGGAGGTGATGTGATCATCGCCAAAACCATTGAGCTAAAAGAACCGGATCCACAAGGGTTTACTTTTAAAGATGTCAGCACAGTCACTCGAAACAACGAATATGGAACCGTTGACAAGGTGATCCCCGATCCTGTGGATCCCAACAAAATTTTGGCCCACAATGCCGAAGGTGATGCGATCGTCAAGGCACGTGTCAGTGTGCTCCGCAAACCCGAAATTGGAGATAAATTTGCCAGTCGATATTCCCAGAAAGGCACTTGTGGAATTTTGTACCGTAGTGTGGATCTCCCAATGACTGCTGATGGACTGGTTCCCGATATCATTATGAATCCCCATGGAATCCCATCTAGGATGACCGTCGGCAAATTGCTAGAAACCATGCTGGGTAAAATTGCCGTCAATACCGGTCAAATGCAGGATGCCACGCCATTTTTGGCTTACGACTTCAATCAATTCCGCCAAAGTCTGAAAGACTACGGAATGGATGAACTTGGAAACGAAGTCATGTACAATGGTCAAACCGGACAAATGTTTGATGCTGTGTTCTTCTATGGACCCACGTATTATCAGCGGCTGAAACACATGGTCGATGATAAGGTCCATTGCGGCAAAGGAGATCATGAAGTCCTAACTGGAACGGGATGGAAATTCTTTCCAGAGGTAACCATGAATGACGAAATTGCCACCTTGAAAGACGGGCAATTAGTCTATGAGAAACCAATTAAAGTTCTGAGTTTCCCTGATTTCTCAGGCAAGATGTACCGTATTAAAAATCAACAAGTCGACCTCGATGTGACACTCAATCATCGCATGTGGGTTTCACGTCTAGCTACCCGGCGAAAAATCTGGCAACCATTCCACTTGGAAACGGCGGAATCCGTTTATGGATGTCATGTATCATATCAGAAGGATGGCAAATGGGAATGCCCAGATTATCAATTCATTCTGCCAGCAGTTGATCAATATCCAGAAAAAATCGTCAACATGTCGGCATGGCTGACATTTTTCGGAATCTGGATCGCGGAAGGTTGTGCGGTTCACAGTAGTGATAATTCGCATTATGTAGTTAATGTGTGTCAATGTAAACAGAGAGTTCGTGATGCATTATATCCCGCGCTAGAGACACTGGGCTATCATTATACAGTGGGTGGTACTAAAAAGCCATCATATCCGACAGGTGATGCTCTCAATATCAATAGTAAGCAATTACATGCGTACTTGTTACCTCTAAGTCCAGGGGCACCACATAAACGATTACCAGAGTGGGCTTGGAAATTGAGTCGATCTCAATCCAAATTACTGTTAGATAGTTTAGTGTTGGGTGATGGCACCCATACTTCATCAGGTAGTACCGTGTATTATACTTCATCAAAAGGATTGGCGGATGATGTGCAACGCTTGTGTCTACACGCTGGATGGTCGGGCAATATCCATGTTCATCTGCCAGCTGGGCATACCGCTACTAAGAAAGATGGAGAAGTGATCACCGCCAATTATGACCTACTATCAGTCAGAATCAATAAATGCAAAAATACTCCATCAGTTAACCATGGACACCAACGTCAACAACACATCCAAGAAGAGGAAATTTACGATTACACAGGACCAGTCTATTGTTTACAAGTTCCATCCGAAGTGTTCTACATCCGCCATAACGGGATTCCAGTCTGGACTGGAAACAGTAGAGAAAGTGGTCCGGTCCAATTGATGACTCGCCAGCCCGCGGAAGGTCGCTCCAGAGATGGAGGATTAAGGCTGGGTGAAATGGAGCGCGACGTCTTAATAGCCCATGGAATACCAAAATTCCTTAAGGAACGCATGATGGATTCATCGGATCTCTTTAAAGTTTGTGTGAGTAAAAAAGAGGAAGCCATGATTGTTGGCAATTCAGAACAGCATGTGTATAAATTCAACGGACAACAAATCAAAGATGATGAAATCATGCAAGTACAACTGCCATATGCCATGAAACTCTTGCTCCAAGAGTTAGAAAGCATGGGCCTAGATATCCGTCTGCAAGTGTCATAAAATCTCCCATTTACAATGCAAAATGATAAATACTTTGTAAAAATTGAAATATTGTTGTGCGATGTATGAATCATGAATTATATTCATCATGAGCTCCAAGAAGAAAATAGTAATTACTCTCAAAAAAGAGACAGCATCAGCGTCCAATACTGAGGAAATAAAATCAGATGTGACACAGATCCCGTCAACGTCAACTCCTACGACAATCGATAAGAATGACAAATGTCAATATGCAGGGTGCCAATTTTCAGCTTCATTCGTGAGGATCGGAGAAACTAAACCAGTCTTTTGTAGTCGTCACAAGGAGGAACATATGATCTATGTTAAAAATATATTGTGTTCCATCTGTGGAACCGAAGCCACCTATGGGGACCCAGTTACACGAGAGCCAGAATTTTGTCAAACTCATATGTTACCGGGTATGGTTGATGTGAGACATATTAACTGTCTATTGTGTGACAGTCGACCATCATTCAACTATGGAACTTCACCGGAAACAAAAACACCAATTTATTGCGCGAAACATAAACTGGATGGCATGGTCAATACCAATAACAACCAATGTGAAAAATGTGAACGGATGCCCAGTTTTGGTTATCCAGGAACAAAGCATGCGTTCCGTTGTGCTCATCATTTAACTGATGAGCAAGGGGCCAAACTAGGATTGGTCAATCTGATTAGTAGTAAATGTCGTATTTGTGGTAGAACCGCATCCCATGCTATTGTGGGAACGAAAAAGCAAATTTATTGTGGAACTTGTGCATTGACCATAACCGATGTCCAATTAGTTGATCTGAAACATAAATCTCGTAATGAACGTTCATCCATCACAAGCTGAGATGCGGTCTCATTGATAGAATGTTTTACTTTGACAAAAATTGAAATCCTCTCATGACAAATATAATCTGGAACTATATTTGTCATGAGTTCCAAGAAGAAAATCGTAATTACTCTTAAACAGACCACACCACCCGCTAGTGGCGAGAAAATTAAACTCAAATTAAAATCGGATACAACGCGACCGCTAATTCCATCAATTCCTATTCTTACGACAACTAATAAGAAACCAGACTTATGTGATTTTATCAATTGTCAACGACAAGCAACGCATAATTATCCGGGATTAACGCCATTGTATTGTAGTCAACACAAAGAAATCAAGATGGTTAATGTCAAGCATAAACGATCACATTGTTTAGAATGTAATAACCCACGAAATTTTGGTGATCCGATTGAAAAGATCGCGTTGTATTGTTCAGATCATCGAAAACCCAACATGATTGATCTCAGACATCCAAAATGTCGCATTTGTGGACAATCTGCTTCATTTGCCCATGTGGGGACAAAAACTCCAATTTATTGTGCTCATCATAAAGAGGCTTGCATGATTAATGTCAAAAATAAGATATGTCAATATCTGGACACTCATGGTATTCAATGTGGAACGACTGCTGATTTCGGATACCAAAATACGACCAAACCACTTTATTGTGGTGCCCATAAACTACCAGACATGGTGAACTTAGTACACGGTACATGTAAGTACAACGAATTGTACCAGTGCAAAAAACGACCATCATTCAATTATGGGAATTCTCCTGAGACATCACAACCCATTTATTGTAATGATCACAAACAAGAAGGAATGATAAATTTAAATAACAGTCAATGCGAATTATGTAACCGAAAACCGATGTACGGTTATCCGGAATCTCACCATGCGATTCGTTGTTCAGATCATTTGTTAGATCAACTCGGTAATGACTTGGGATTAATTGATATAACACGTGACCGTTGTCGCATATGTCACCGGCAAGCGTCCCATGCTCAGATAGGCACAAAGAAAATGATTTATTGTATAACCTGTTCACGAACTGTAACCGATGTAGAATTAGTGGATCTGAAACATAAATATTGCGAATCACCGAATTGTCACACGAATGCTAGTTATGGATTCCCTCATCACCTTCCCACACATTGCTCACAACATATCCAAATTGGTCAGATCAAAAATCCACGAGCACAATGTATGAGCGAAGGGTGTCGTGAATTTGCGATTTATGGTTACATTGTATCCAAGCATTGTGAAAATCATCACTTAGGTGATGAAATAGATCTCATACAAAGGAGATGTGTCGGTTGCGGTCTACCAGGAATTTTGGATCAAATAGGTCTCTGTGGTACGTGTGATCCCGATTTATACAAGCGTCTCAGATTAGCAAAACAGAAAGGAGTAAAAGATTTCTGTGATGCGAATCACTTGACTTATATTTCATATGATAAAATGATCGACCATGGGATCAGCTGCAAGAAAAGACCAGATTTCATTTTTAAATGTGAAAGTCACATGATTGTGGTTGAAGTAGATGAAGATCAACACATGTCATATCAATGTGAAAATGAACAGGAACGAATGTGTTTGATCAGTCAAACACTGAAAATGAAAACACTGTTTATCAGATATAATCCTGACCGCTATTCTCCACTCAATGGTAAACCGGCCAACAAAGAGCACGAACGGCTAACGGCCCTGAAACAACAAATTGAATATTGGCAACAACATCCATTACCAGAAGATGGACTCTGTTTCGTCACTTATTTATATTTTGATGATGATGACCCCAGTCAATGGAAGAATCTAAACAAATTAATTTGATTACATAGATAAATGATATGACAAAAATTTGATCTGATCTCCAAGAAGATTTGACATGCAAATCAAAAATGGGTTTTAACGGATTCATTTGTGATAACTGTGGGTGTCTGGTTGATTTCTCTGGTAGTGGTGAAGCAGGCTCTTGTGCCGCTTGTGGCCAATTAGATCTTAATAACGACGGGTGTTGCTATTGTCTGCAATGTTGCCTGCAAATGGATCGTGTAGCACCATTTGCACGATGCGATCAATGCAGCGAGTTTTTGTGTCACGATTGTTACCAAGGATCACATGTCTGTCCTGATTGTGAGTAAGACGATTGCGCATCGTTTTCTCTTTGTGCAGGAAAGAGATCACGAAGTAACAAAATTTGATCCTATTCAACGCCATTGATTTTCATTCAATCAAATACACAAGCAATGCTGACACTAGAATCGAGCGATCACCAACAGTTCACCATTCCATTTTCGGTTGCAAAACAGTCAATCACGCTGAGAAACATGATGGAAGATACCTTGATGGAAAATACATCACCCTCAACGGAAGCTGTCCCCCTGACCACCATCAAGGGGAATTGTCTACAACATGTGATTGAGTACATGGCTCATTGTGAGGCACATCCGGAGGAAATGACCCGATTCCAAAAGGGTGGTAAGATCGATGCATTTACCCCATGGGATACAGTTTTCGCTCAGAAAATGAAATCTGACCTGTGGATTTTTTTTGAAGTAATGATGGCATCTAACTTTCTGGAGGTTAAATCTCTATTGGAATTAATGTTTCGGTCTTGGGCCGGAATGATGCAAGGGAAAACCGATGCAGAAATCTGTCAACTATTCAACATTCGAACAGATGCCACACCAGAGGAAATTGCGGCAATCAAAGCGGCCAATCCATGGCTGGAAGACGTTTAAATCAAACAAAATGAATTTTACTTTGTTTGATTGACCTTATTAAATTATTCAAATCTCACCCATCCACACATAGAGATCTGTTCGTTTACCTGGAGACGGGAGTTGAAGCTACGACCGAGACTGGCATAGATGTGGTCGTGACTGGTGACGTGGGTTGTGACATCACCACCGAGACGGGAACAGGACACGTGCAATGCGTATGAGCATAATACACACTGTATCCGATCACTCCTCCCAGTAAGAGAATTGTTGGAAGATAAATATTGTACGTCATCAAAGTTAAGTAGAGAACCACTCCCAGACCGACGAGACCGCTAAAAATTAAAGGAGACTCAAAGAGCCACATTAACATTGCTATATATCATCACGCAACAAATATAAATTGTTGCTTAATCCGCTAATGCTTCATTGATTTGTCCAGTACTGACTACTTTTTCCTCCTCTCCCGACCCTCCGGGTCCACTGGGGACCACTAATTTGTAACCATGCCACCCACCCTTCGAGGAAATCACATATTTACCCATTTTCTTTTCCAAACAGTTCTTCATATCCTTGCGATTGGGTGCTTTACCACCCACATTGTCCCTCCACCAATCCTTAAAGACTTTGTAGGTGTCTTCCAGCTTGGCGGAACTGTTCTCATCCTTGGGAAGACAATCGGCGATGAAATCAGTATAAGTATCATTGTTACGTTGATATTGTTGAGTAGCCTCCAGAACCGATTGTGGTTCAACCAGTCCACATTTCTTGTAAATTTTGTAATGTTCTAACAGAATGAACATAAATGCTTCTTTCCAGGCGTACAACTTTCCTTCTAGGTAACGATCCCGTTGGAATTCATAACGGTTATTAGGATCTGGATGGTCAACGAAACGTGAACGGAAATCGATCAAACAAATACGACGCCAAGTTCCTTCATCATCGGGTGGCAATGTCGGCAGATGATTGCATAAGAAAGCAATCTTGAAATTGGGTTTAAATTTAATCGGATCACCATACAGCGGACGACAGGTAATGGTATCACCACCGGTCAAATCCTTCATTTGACCGACATTAAACCGTTCATTTTCGTCCGGTTCTTGGGTCGAAACGAATCTCAGGCCTTTTAATTGGGCCAATTCTGGGTTGGCTGCATTGGAATTAGGACGCTTCTGCGTGAACAGGGTGACAGGAACTTTTCCGGTGTATCGTCCGAAAGACAATTCGATTAATTCCAATAATTTAGATTTACCATTACCACCCACACCACTCCAAATATTGAACTTCTCATTGGGAGTGGCTCCTTCCAAGAAAGAGGCCAATTGTAATAGCACATAATCGCGCAATTCTTCGTCGGGAAAAACTTGTGTCATAAAGGTGAAGATGGCAGCAATGTTCTCATCATTCTCCTCGAATTCGACGTAGTCATTGCCAGTCGATAATGATAGATAATCCTCCGGACGGCCATCGCGAAACTCGTAAGTTCTGAGATCATAGACACCGTTTTCAAACCCGATCAAGTTGGTATTGGCATCCAATCGGCTGATAAACTCGTTATCATAGAACATAATTTGACACTCTTTCATGATTTTCTCCTTGAATCCGACATCTCTGAGCTTGTATGTGACGTCGGTCAACTGTTTAGCTTTTTGTAAATATTGGTCTTTCTGATCTTCTTCTTGTTCGCATGCCGCCAGGTTGTAATAACTAATTAGTCGCAGATATTCGTTGAGGACATCATTGCCAATTTTTTTCTTCAATGATACACCAGAATCAATGGAAAACCATCGATGGTTGCGGTACTCATACCAACTATTGTGTTTGGCAGAAGTGCAGACATATTGGTATCGGAACATAATGTAGACGACTTGTGCCACATCTTGAGTGGTTTGACTCTGACTCTTCAGCAGATACTTATTCAGATCATTCCGCTTGCAATTGGCGTGTTCTGTTGGATTGTCCATTTTGGACCAATGATGGAGACTTCCGATTCCCAGTCCATCATCGCGAGACTCGTAAGAGTACCATTTTTCTTCACATTCACCCTCTTTAAATTTCTCTTTGGCTTTTCGACTGAAATCAATCCAAGCATCCAGAAGGGAAATATCAATATTGTGAAGACACATGCCGACTTCATTCCAGGTTTTATAATCCTGAGCTCTTTGTTCACACAACATTCTGGTCAATTGCCTAACTTCTTCCAGATTGACATCTCCGCGGAAATGTCCTTGAACGGTTTGTGTTAGCTTCGTGGTAATCCGGATTTTCTTTTGTGGTTTAATGACTGGCTTCTTCTTGTCCAGGAGATTGCGAAACTCTGGTTTAATCGGTAAACTTTGTGTGATCTCATGATCACGGATACTCAACAGTTTAATCAGGTTCATTGCATCATATTTGGAATTTTTAATGTTGAGTGAATTCATTTCGTGATCGAAGACACATGTCAAGGTGTACGGTTTACCCGGGATTGGTTTGCAACAACCGTACATTAACCAATTGTTGATGCTAATCACTTTATCATCGACAATATCAGTGATATCATTCTTGCACCCCACTGTTGCCAAGACTGCTTGACAATATTGGAGCACATATTCGCGAATTAAATGCTGAATTACGGTATCACAGATAATGTGCGGATACATAATGTGGATTCCATCTTTACAGACTCCGCGGTCACGGTAAGGGGCATCCCGTTCGAACACATAGGCTTTGAGTTGCTCATCAGGTACATCTATATAGTTTTTAATTGCTTTGTGATACAACTCCACCATACTCTTGATGTGATCATGTGTGTATGTACGCTTCTGTTGTTCTAATTCGAATTTGAAATCGAGATCAACTTTGATCAGGGTATGTTGTTCGGGTTTTTCTGTCAGATGCACGGGAATCTCCTGTCGAAAAATGGTATCATACAATAAACCAGCCAATTTCTCTTTCTGATCCAGAGGAACATTGTAGCTACCGGCCGGTTTCCCGATACTTGTATGGGTGAAAGCTTCACCTTTTTCAACTTTGTATTGTTGAAGAAATTGATACAATTCGGTTGTCTGATATGAGACCATTGTAGATATTAGTATCAGAGATAATAATTTCGTAATCTAACGAGTACATGGAGACATTCTATCGTTTCAAATTTTTTAAGTGGTTTTCTGAGTCAGATAAATGTCTGATGAAGATCTGTTAAACCAAAAATTTGATCAGTACACCAGATTGACCTAAGAACGATTTCAAACATCATTGCCAATGGCAACCACACCTACAACTACAGTTAAACATGTAATCCGTCTGAAGCGAGTCGAAGCACCAGCACCGATGGTTTCCACCAAGATCGATTTGCGCCAATACGGGACACAGAAAATCTCCGAAACACCACAATCTCATGGCAAACAATTGGTCATTGATGTCCTGAGTCAGTTGATTGATCACACACAACAGGTCAAGAACTCTTCCACAGGGGAAGAGAAGCAAAAACAAGGGTTTCGGATTAGTCAATTCAAAAAGGCCATTAGTTCCTTAAAGAGTTTTGATGGTGAGATCACCACCGGTCGCCAGGCCAAGGAATTGCCAGGGATCGGGAAAGGCATTGCCGATCGCATCGACATCATCTTGCGGACCGGTACCCTTCCAGAGCTGACTGAAGTCCCGGAAATGGATGCGACGACACGTTTGATCAATGAGTTAACCACCGTGACCGGAATCGGAGAGGCGAATGCCAATAAATTCATCGAACAAGGGGTGACCAGCTTGGATGACCTTCGCCTCAAGGCGAGTTCGGGAATAGTCAAATTGACTCATCATATGCAAATGGGTCTCAAATATTATCACGATTTCCAACAGAAGATTCCATTTGGGGAAATTGTGGAATTGGGAACCAAAATGAAAGAATGTGTTCACCAGATCTTCCCCGAGATCCTGGTGGAAATCTGTGGGTCACACCGGCGATTGCGCCCCATGTCAGGAGATATTGATGTGCTCATGGCCACTCCCACCATTATGACAGAGAATGATCTGATCAAAACACAAGTCCATTATTTAAAAGAGATAGTCAAATCACTGAAAAACGTGGGTTTCTTAGTGGATGATTTGACCTCACAAGGAGACACCAAATATATGGGAGTGTGCATGCACCCCAATGTTAAAGTGGGTCGGCATGTTGATATTCGATTGGTCACATATGACAGCTTCTATCCGGCCATTGTCTATTTCACAGGCTCGATGATGCTCAATAAGGTCATGCGAACCATCGCCTTACAGAAAGGTTATACTCTGAATGAATATGGTCTGTATCGATTTGTTAATGGACAAAAAGATGTCAAAGTGGTGGTTAATTCTGAAAAAGCCATTTTCGATCTACTGGATCTAGTCTATCTAGAGCCGAAAGATCGTGAAATCAACTAAATAATACCGCATAAAGTATACTTTGATTCCGTGATTTAAATGGGAAAATTGATCACATCACATCACATCACATCACATCACATCGCAAAATGTTGAATCTCACTGGTTCTGATTATCTATCACAGCATCCTGATGATGCTAAAATGATCCTCTGTTGCGGACATCTGGGACAACCACCCGTGAATACAATTAATGGTCTGGATCCCAATACCGATTTATTGGGTCGGTTTCTACATACTCATTCTGGGTGGTATACCGTCGATCGCAATCCAAGTATGAAACCAGATTTCGTGGCCGATTTAGAAAATGTGGAAACTCAGACGACACTGCGCGATGTCTTTCACCATCGTCTGAAAGTGATTTATCTTGAGGGGTGGCAGTTTTTCTCGCCAGAATTTCACCGCATGGCGTATGATCTATTGGATGATCATTGTTGGTTCATTTACTCAGTGGGACACAACACATGCCCCGAACTTCTCCATGAAACACAGTCTTGTTTGCAATCAGCTGGTTTTCCAACTGAGCAGATCCACTGGTGGACCAATCCATTGGATGAAGCACTTCTGCGACTGGTCCGACAAGGCTTACAACGTCATCCACCAGTAAAATCAATCCAAGAGGTCAAACCCGATATCTTACATCATTTGATGTTGGTGGATGCCGACCCATTGGAACGTTTTCACATCAAAATTAACTATGCGAGTGGTGTGATTTCTCACTGTCTCACACAACTTGCAAAGTTAAGTCAAATCGACCCATTTTTGGGATGGGGTCTCTCGTTTGCTTATGATCGTAAAACTTATGTGATGGCACAAAAATGAAAATTTTAAAGTAAAATTTTCATTTTACTGGTGTCTGTGTCCATTTCTCTTTGGGTAGAATGTACTCATCATCCCATCGATTCTCCCGATAATATTGATATCCTTTAGACGTTAGGAAGACTCGCATATTGGTGCGTCGTGGTTCAATTCCATTATGTTCCACATGAATGACACCAAACTGATATTTATCATAATCAATGGATTTGAAAACCTCTAATTCGGTCCCTTCCGTGTCAACCGAAAGATACTCAATAAACGATGGTGCTTGACACTGTTGCAAGATATCAGTTAGAGTAGCAGTTGTCACTTTGATTCGAGTCGCACACCGACCCTCGTCATGACAATCAATGTATTTAACCAGACCACTGAACATATCGGCCACAGAAAAGTCCATGACTAATCCAGATTGACTAAAAGCGGCTTTGTCAATACACATGGAATTAGGACGATTTTTGACCAAAAGAGCATATTTGTCTGGAAGGGGTTCCACACAAATTCCGGTCCAACCATAATTTTTCTCCAAGAGATACGTATTGGAGTAGGACACTCCGTCATGAGCACCAACTTCAATAAAATATCCATTCCGCTTGTAATGATAATATTCCAGAACCTCGCGATCCTGTCCGATTTGTGAATAGGTGGTTGATGACATCTATTATATGTTAACGTTTGTTTGAATGCTTAAGTACATTTGAAAGGATGATTCGCGTTTGAAATACATAAGATTTATTCAAGTTGATACATATACCCATGTCAACCACAAAAGAAGTCGATTTTTACGCGATCCTAGGAGTCCCAGAAAAAGCCACACAAGAGGAAATTAAACGGAATTATAATGAACTGGTTTTAGTTCATCACCCAGACAAAGGTGGTGACCCTCAAAAATTTAAACAGTTACAGTTGGCTTATAAAATTTTATCTAATCCAAAAACTCGGCAATTGTACACACAGTCACTCTCTTCAACCTACCAGGATTTAACAAGTGAGTATCGACGGGGATCCTCGGTTGGTCTCCAGTATGATCGTACTGCAGATGATTTTACCGTAGGACAAACTGACGAAGAAAAGGAACAGAAAAAAACACAATTTATGCAAAAATTTGCGGCTGCACGTCACCCGGACGATCAGTGTCTTATAGAACAGATGGAACAAACAGGGGATCAAGGGAAAGTGAGTCAAGAACAGTTCAATTCATATCAGAAGACACGCGACACTCAAGAATTTGATGTGCCAATTGTGACGGATCTCATGACTGAGAAGTTCGATCCCAATCTATTCAATCAATTATTTGAACAACATAAACAGCAACACCTGGATGTTCAGATCCCATCCACTGAACTGGAACCTTACCATCCGATCAATAGTCGGATGAGAACTGACTTAGCCAGTGTGGAGACTCATGGGATTTTTGGAACCGGTTGCAATGAGGTCATTGGTGAGAAAGAGATGCATGACAACCTCATGTTTCAAACTCATTCATGTGAGACACTTTCCCAACTTGACAGTAAGAAATGTGACTTAACACGAGATATTACCAAGACGGCAGGTTCTCTCCTGCCCCAAGAGTTTGAGCATCAGTTGGAGGAAAGATTGAAACTACAACAAACAATTAAATTCAAACATCAACCGGACGACAATCCTCTCAGCCTTGCGCACCTAGAGAAATTAACGCAGTAGGACCATTCGAAACCATTGACCCCAGGACCTCTCCATTGACACATGAAAAAAGTTGCCAACATTTAAAATGAAAAGATTTTAAGTGTTAATAATATTTAAATTTAAATTTAATTAAATTTAAATCCCATCAAATCTAAGATATCATAAAATTTTACCAATGAAATATCTATATATTTAATTATAGTCGTTTGGACTTTCATAAGTGTACTAATGAGTATTATATTAACACACGAATATGAGGGCAATTATGTGTGCCCCATTTGTCGAGAACTATTTCAGGAGAATGATATTTTAATTTTGGTTCAACATGCCACCATTTCGACACGGAAACCAGAAAAAGTTGCAATGGCGCGCCGCAGAAAACATCTTTTCCACAGTGACTGTTTTCAGATGTACATGAATACGTGTGATTCACCAACCGAAGTTCTCTGTCCATTTGATCGGGAAACTGTCACGTGTTTAATTACGCTGCACTATTCTGACATTATTCCACTCAATCTGTTACATTTTACTCATAATTATTACGAGATAATTGATAAGCTAACTCAGGGAAACATTCGAATCTCCATCATTGACTCGGTTAATTTGAATCGTCTAGATGACCAAGGCAAAACTCTTTTATATTGTGCGTGTCAGCGAGGACACTTGAAATTAGTCAAACGCATTGTTTCATTGGGGGGTAACCCGACCATTCCGGATCGTCAGGGTTTTACACCACTGATGGCGGCCACTAGCCATAATTATTTGACTATGGTCAAATATTTGCTTACACTTCCAGTGGTGAAAATGACTCTGAATTTGGCCGATCATCAGGGAAAAAGTGCCATAGAATATGCACAAGATAATGGTCACCATCAGTGTGTTAAATACTTGTTGAAAATGGGCCAATTTGACCCGCGAATTTTACATTCGGTTTTGACCAGGTATCAAAGAAACACGTTCCCAACCACATCCAAGGTCTTAATTCAGGATCTTCGAAACTTAATTCGAAACCACCTCAAAATTGACTTGAATACACCAGTTTCAGTGACTCTACGCCCACAGATCATCCCATCGTATGGCAACAAAGTCAACAAAATGGTCAATGATCGCCTCGAAATCGAGACCAATACATCATTGTTTAATCAAATCTACCGCCCAAGAGAGATGGAATCGCTCAATCGGTCAGTTTATCCAAACTATACAGATAAGGATGCAGATGCGGTTCCCTTGAATCAGGATCATATACCAATTTATCTTGATTCGATTTATCAGCCTCACGATCACCACGATCACCACGATCTACATAAAGATGTAAATGGATAACTATTTATTGAGATGCTTACGTGTCCTTTTTGTCAGCACACATTTAGCACTAAACAACGGCTCTTATCCCACCTCTCCAGAGCCAATAAATGCTACGATATCAATCAACCTGGCGTTTCGCAAATTGTTTTGAATCTCTTGGGTTTCAATCAAGCGACTCAGAAAAAGAAAAAATTTATGGTTGAGAACGAGGAGTCCGACTCATGTTTGACTTCGGCAACATCCACAACCAACGTTGTCTCTTCCGGCACAATCCCAGATACCATCACCACTTCCCCACCCACTGCCGTGATCCTGTCCATAAAAGACAAAGACGTATCAACTTTAGTGAACCAGGATGAACCAGTTTGTCCTTTTTGTATGCAAATTTTTGGTTGTCAGGAAAATCTAGCGCGCCATCAAAGAACGGTCCATCAACAACACCCAGATAATTATATCCCTTCACCAGTTTCTCCCTCAGACGAGAGTCCGAAATACATCGTCAATGAGAACTTGTACAACATTTTATTACATCAATTTGAATCAGAGATGGCCACGCTTAAATATATTCGAAATTGTGTTCAAAATAAAACTCGTGGTGGGTCCGACTTACTCTATCGAATTTATTTTGAAGGAAGAAATCCACATGAGTATCCATTAGAAGTAATTGATATTAAAAGTAAAAAAGTCTACTATCGTAGACCCAATGATATGGTTTTGGATGACAATTTATGTTATTTGAAATCAATTCTCATCGAGAATTTACGAAATTGTTATTTGCATTTTTGTCATCAAATTATCTCCTCCAATCTGGAGGACAATGATGTCTTATTTGATGAGTACGATTTACGAGAAATTCAAAGATATGTCATGGAACTGTCAGATGATAAGAAAAAAGAGCGGTTAATTATGGGATTACTGGAGCGCGTGAGTAAAGTCAAATCACCTCACCGTTCGTAAAATTTGATCATACTTGAAATTATCGATCATAAAATGATTAGATACAATTTTATGATCTCAAATTTAGTAAAAGCCATCAGGTGTGATCATGACTCCACTATTGGAGCTGGTGGCATCATTTATGATACTAAAAGTTTACGCATATTGATTGTGCGCGGTCATGAGAAATGGTCCCTACCCAAGGGGCATAGTGAACCCGGTGAATCGCCACACGAAACCGCCATGCGAGAGATTTACGAAGAAACATCGCTTCGCGTGACCCTTCAACCCAACGATGTTCACAAGAAGATTCTCAAGGTTGTTTACTTCTTGATCCCCATGGAACAAGGAGTGGAGAAACCAATTGAACCGATCGATACACAAGAAGTAATTGATGTCCGATGGGTCACCCGTCAAGAATTGACTCAAATTTACCCATATTGCAATAAACAACTACGTTACCTTTACAAACACTGGGATTACATGATGTATTGTTTGTACAGAAAAGCTCGCCGACTTTTACAAACACATTGATTTCTGCAACTCGATGAGATCCCTCACCTCTTCCGGACCAAATCCGTGACTGGTACCCATATTGATTCGCAGTTTCGCGATTTTGCTCTTGAGTTCTTCTTGAAATGCATTCTTAAGAGGTTGAGGGATCTTTGGTATTGGGAAGGATGGAGAAGAGGATGTGGATGAAGAGGATCGAGGTGTCACCATTGATTCCAATTGATGGAGTCGCGTCATAATCCCGTTAAGTTCGTCATCACTCAAAAGATGGAATTTTTGACTGATGTTGTTAACGTCGGTGACTGGAGTTCCAGGTAATTTTATTGCAGGAGAAAAATTAGGTGTGGTTGATGTTGTTCCATTGGGCTGGGATGTTGGCCATAACCAGCTTAGAATCCAAGACATGTTTATATTAGATAATGTAAACATACATTATTATTTTTATAATAATTTTGACTAATTCAATTAGATTTGGTATTGATCTTTGTTGGATAAAATTTTGATTTTATTGAATGGGTGTGATTCATTATCTCTAATCAAATGACGGCGATGACATTGTTGACTCTTGTGAAAGGTGGTGATCATTATTATCTACTTGATGTGTCTCATAGAATTGTTCAAACTTGTCCTGCGGATCCGATTACCGTTATCTTTTCCAATTCCACCGCAAACACTGACATAACTGATGTCCTGATCACAATCGGTTCCAGCCGATGTCTCTTGTTTCCATTAGGTGAACAATTATATGAAGTCGTTGAAGTGGAACACGAGCTATTTCCTTTATCTCTAAGTCGAGGAGAGGTCATGGGTGGTGTGATTGGATTGATCACTGGCGGAACGATAGCATCCGGATTGATCGGTGGGTTACTGGGAGGATGGATTGACCAGATCAATCCATAATTGACCATATCAAAGATACAAAGTGATATGATGTCTTTGCTTTGCCAAAGACATCATATCTAATTTACTTTGAATTTTCTACATCTTATTTTCATTTCTTGGCGGAGAGTTTCTTGAGGACTGGTGCAACAACTTCTGGAACGGAAGTTGTTGGTGGTGCTGGTGGCACCACAGGAGCAGGTTTTGGAGGTTCCTCAGTTGTCACTTCTGGACCGCTCTGCTCAATGATCACCTCCTCTTGACCATCGTCATCCTCCTTCTTCTTCTCATCTTTGTCATCCTCTTCCTCATCATCTGGATCATCAACCAGACATTTCCCCTTGGGAATGACTCCACGAGGAGGGAAGATTTTAATCTGCGCAATTTTCCAACTAACTCCGTATCCAAGAGCCCCTGCCCAGATAGATCCGGTCAGAAGAGCTGAACAAATGCATCCTGAGGAAATCACCTTGGACAAATGATTGGGAGAGTTAGGGTCAATGGAAATTGGGATCAGATTGTTGCTCTTGTCATAAACCTCACAGGTGAAATCATATGGTACCTTAAAAGTGGTGGGGAAAGCCGCACGAATAAAGGGTGGGTATTGGGTCTGAATCTCACCATCTCTCTTACTGTATTTCACCATGGGTGAATACTTGATTTCCACTACTTCACGACTGAACGGTTTGGTTTTTGAAGCTCCTAACCAATTAACGCAATTGTCAGGCACCACTCCCTGATCAATCATAAACTGATCGAATTCTGTAGCTTTCTGTTGGAAAGCCTGACAATCATTGTTATTGTCAAATGCCATTTGAATCGACCATGTCTCATTCTCTTTGGGAGTTTCCCCCGGTTTGAGTTTGGGCTTGCTTGCTCCAAATGGGCAATACATCTTAGGAGTTTTTAGGTAAAACCGCTTTCCACGGTAGGAAATGACTGCGGTTTTACCTTGTCCACTCTTATTATTTTTGGCAACACCACAGGTATGTTCTTGTATATTCCAATTGTGGATATCGATAACTTCGTAATTAGTTTCTTCGGTTTCGTCTGAGTTAGATTGGTTTCTGCGTGGCATTGGTTAGATTGGTAAGTAAGTGGTAGGTGGTTGTTATTTGTAAGAAACAAATTATTTCTTACAAAAAATAAGCCATTTCAAATTCAAATTTTTCATCAGGGGCTGGGAACCTCTTCTTGATATTGATCCCAATAGTCTTTCATCAATTGGTCTTTTCGTGTGCCAATGACCAAAACATTGTAACGACCATCTTGATTGACGTGAATGGTCACTGTGCTCAATTCTTCATTGACTTCCCCTACTCCATGGTTTCCCACAGTGGTTCCCGAGACCCATACTTGTGGATTTTCATTGAGGAATTTAAAGTATGTCGGTAACTCTCGGGCGGCCTGACAATTCGCGGTTGTTATCACATATCGATAAATGTTATCACCCCGAGTATTTGTTTCCACAAAACAATGCCGTAACTTCCAATTAGATTTAGATGGGTCTGGATGTGGGATCACAAATGATCCTCCTCCTTTGGTTAAGGTTCCTGTAATATTACACTCACCACCAATTTGAATAGTATTCGCAACTCCAATTCCGCCATGGACCACTAGGCTACCTGTGGCCGTAGTACTTGAATCGGTTCCATCACCCACATGCAGAGATTGGGCAATCCCGACACCACCCGCTACAACTAAAGCTCCAGTACTAGTACTGGTTGATCCCGTCGTCTGTGGCACGGTCACCGCCGTATTTTCAATGGTGAGCTTAGATATAGTATCACCCCCCGGTGCAAAAACAATCGGTTGAAATGGATTGGCATAACTTTGTATATAGGTAGTTCCAAATGCTCGGGTAATCCGAATGGCCTCCGCCTCGATGTTTCCGCCCACATGGATGATTCCCCTAACATAACATTCACCACTGATCCCCACTCCACCATGCACAATCAGAGAACCGGTACTAGTCGAACTAGCATCAGTTCCATCCCCAATATGGGCTGTCTGTGCCACTCCTAATCCACCATTGGTGATCACTGTTCCGGTACTGGTACTGGTGGAGTCGGTGGTCCCGGTGGCCGCCAGCACCTGGGTGGTTAAAGTTCCATCGTCTTGGAAAGCAAAGAGATCGGTCGTGATGCCTCCAAATCGTTTGGATAAATAGGTTCTCCATCCCGATCCATCTCCAATGAAGATGCGACCGGACACAGGACTTGGATATCCACTGGTAAGTATTAGTCCGTAAACTGCATTGTCAGCCAGGCCAGTATTGCCTTGGATGACTAATGCTCCACCCATAAACATTGATTGAGCTAAACCGATTCCACCATTGACGGTTAACACACCGGAACTGGTTGAAATTGAATTGGTGGTATTCGTGATCGCCAATGACGGAATACTTCCCGGGAATTGTCCGGTGGGTCCAGTTGATCCAGTAGGTCCCAAAGTGGTCAAATAGAACCATCCAGAGGGTCCTTCTTCATACATTTTAGCCTCGTTACTTTCAATCATAAAATCACCAATTCGCACGGTCCATAAGGTGGACACATGTAACGGTGTGCATGAATAAATGGCCATTTGAGTTAGGTCTTCTGAATCATGAAAATAAAAAGGCGAACCAGTTGGAGGAATTTGTGTCCATGTCACCCCATCGGAAATAAATAAGGCACTGTTATCACGTTCAAGCCCATAGGTTGAAATGGGGCGAATATTGGCCATCAATGTTGCATAATCAGGAAATGATGGACCCAAATATTGAGGACTAGGACCTAAAATGAGTGTACCCGTGCCTCCTGTTGCTCCGGTATCTCCGGTACTACCGGTGACTCCCATGGGCCCCGTCGATCCGGCACCGGTCGGTCCCGTGTATCCCGTTAATCCCATCGGACCTGTATTTCCAGTCGGTCCAGTGGGTCCGGTACCAATTGGACCGGTGGGTCCAGTGTTTCCTGTTTTGCCGGTTGGACCCGTGTAACCGGTTCTCCCAGTAGTATTACAGTAATAAATCCATTGTCCCCCCTGAGAGACATAAAAGTCAGCGGTTGCTCCATCAAAAAAAAGATCACCTTCATGCCCGACCAATAATTGGGCCGATACTCCTGCTGTGACCACATAGATCAACCAATTTTCAGTGTCATAATAACTGTAGGGATCACTGGAAGGAGCTTGTGGAGTCCATGGTGGATTGTAAACCCATAAAGCATATGTCTCTAAATCAAGTCCTAGTGTCCCAGTTGGTGGAGTCCGTGCAAATAAGTCAGCTATGGTGTCACTGATCACTCCAGAGGTTAAATTATCAGTGTAAATCCTTGTTCCTGTGGCTCCAATGGGACCCGTGTTTCCGGTGGGTCCAGTCGAACCAGTCCGTCCAGTTGGACCCGTTCGACCCGTCGCACCAGTCAGACCTTGAAACCCCGTGGGTCCACGGGGTCCAGTGCGACCGGTGGGTCCAGTGTATCCTGTTAATCCACGAGGTCCTGGATATCCAGTGGGTCCACGTGGACCTGGTAATCCCTGTCCTGTCGGACCAGTATATCCGGTCAATCCACGCGGACCTTGCGGACCTGGAGCCCCACGCCCCGTCGGGCCAGTATATCCACGAAGTCCCATGGCTCCCACAGATCCTTTGGGCCCAGTGGGTCCTGTTAAGCTCATACCGGTTGGACCAGTCCCATAGGGTCCCACGGGACCAGCGAGACCCGGAATACCGGCGGGACCCAGAGGTCCCCTGGGTCCTCGAGGACCTCTGGGTCCCGGTGGGCATGGATATGGTGGGCACTGATCAGACTGATAAGTGCAAGAATGATCATGTTCGCAGTCACTCTCGTCACTGCTATTCATGTTATAATATATATTTATCGATACAGAATTCATTTTGCGATTTTAACTAGCAAATGATCAAAATCAGTTGCAAACTGAATCGGGTTCATTAATTCCATAAATTGATGTCGCAAGTTGCGTTTGTAATTTGCAATCCTTTCGGGAGATTGAGCCAATTGGACGGCGATTTGAATATATTCATCTACCGAGTGAGCGACCAATTCAGGGCATCCTAGATTCACTAGCATTGATGTGGTCACATTACTGACATGGCGATTAGGAAGATTCAGGGTAACAATCGGAGTACTCATCATCAAACTGTCACAAGAAGTAGTAGTACCGGAGTAAGGAAATGTGTCCAAGCAAACATCGATCTGATTATGTAATCGATAATACTCCATCTCATCAGGCAAACGGTCCACAATATGAATCCGTTGGGCATCTACACCAATTTTCAATAGATATTTGACTCGGAGGGTATCAGAACCTTTAATATCGCGCTTAATCAACAGGACAGAATGTGGTACTTTTTGTAAAATCTCGCTCCATGCCCGAAACGTCCATTTATTGTGTTTGTTGATCTTATTCATCACACCAAAAGTAATCAGTTCGCCAACACGTTTGCTGGTATATTGAATGGGTAATTGATCCAATGAAATACTAGGGGTATAACAGACGAAACATCGAGGTAAATAGATTAACTGTTCCGTATATTTTTGTTGAGTCTTGGGTGGATCCGCTTGGCGATCCGTGATGCGATAATCAATTGTCTTGAGACCTGTGGTATTCGGAAATCCCAGATAGGTGATTTGAATGGGTGCCGGCTTCAAGGCCATAACATCCAACCGATTGCGATCAGTGTGACCAGCTAAGTCAATTAAGAGATCGATCTGGTAACCATGGATTAATTCCGCCACTTGGCCAGCGGTTAAGCCATCGATATTTACCCATGTGACTCCAGGTAACTGTTTGAAATATTGTGAGACTCCATCTTCATTTTTCACATTGACCAAACAATAGACATCAAAAATCTGGCGATCAAATTGTTGCAAAATGGCCATCATGAAGAAGGAGACCACATGATGCCGTAGATCTGGTGAGATGTACCCGACTTTGATTTTACGTTGTTTTGGATTGATATGGAGTTGAGAGTGTGAACATTTTTCCGGCGGAACGCGAAACAGATCATTGATCCGTAGATAGTCACCCCAGACACCATTGGGTAATTCCATCATATAATCATAATTGATTAACTTATTCTGGAGCAATTGAACATTAACATTACGAATTTGTTCGGCGGAGTGTGTTTTCGTATCACATTTAATTTGTAAACCTCGATCAAAATATCTCAATGCTCGTTTCCATTTACCAATGGCAGTACACGAGAAACCCAAATTATTGTAGACATTTTTCAATGAAAAATTGGGCCTAACGCACGGGTCCCGAATCAGATTCATGTAATATTCCGTCGCCCGATAATAATTCTTTTCTGCATAGTACATGGCTCCCAGAAAGTTGAGGAGGCGAAGCTCATGTGGATCATGTTCATGCGCGGTTTGAATTAACTGGCATGCTTGCTCAGTTTGATTCTGTTGGTAGCAAATGATTGCCCAATTAAGATACGCGTCAACCAACGGATAGTGTTTGATGCACGCTTGATAACAAGAGATTGCCGCATCATTCCGTTCATGACGTCCATAAAACCATCCCAAATAATACAGCGTCAAGTAGTGCTCTTGATATTGTTTAACCATCGCACTCAGGAGTCCCTCTTGTAAATGGGCCGGCTGTTGATTGCAAATCGATTGAACCTCTTGATAAATTTTACGACAGGTCTCATCGACCAACATCTGATGGAGTAACTCTTGCTCATCCGACTCAAGAAAAACCACAGACATCGTATGGTTTTATAGTGTAAATTCGAGTCAATCCCTTATAGTTGTGTTTGAACAGAGATCAAAATGTGAGAATCATTTTTAAATTCAATTTAAATTTGGTAAACGGTCTTTGCAGTTTGAATTTTAAATAAGGACTGTGTTTCATTTGGTAGGTCTCCGGTTAAAATAAAAGGACACTCACAAAGGAGCATAAAACGATTTTTGCGATTTGAATTTAAAATCGCATGAAATTTCATGCGATTTGTAAATTGAATTTTTAGTCTCTTTCCAGATTCACTTATTAAATACGCCCGCCGGGTGGAACTTCTTCTTGGTATTGATCCCACATGTGGCGCGCAATTGGATCTTTGCGTGTGCCGATGATCAAAACATTATACCAGCCGTCTTGACTTACATCCAAGGTCACCCGAGTCATCTCCACATCAATGATTCCCGATCCACTACCATGTCCACGCAATGGCGAGACCCAAACCTGGGGGTTTTCGTTAAGATACTTGAAATATTCTGGCAGTGAGACACTGGCCTCTCCGCCACGAGTTTCAACTTGATACCGATAGAGATTGTCTCCGCGAGTCGGAGATTCCACGAAACTGTGGCGTAATTTCCATTGTGGTTTGAGTGGATCTGGATGAGGAATCACGAAAGTTCCAGATCCCTTACTTAATGAACCGGTAATGTTACAATTGCCCCCGATATAACATGTCCCTGAGATGCCCAGACCACCCGTGACCACCAGTGTCCCGGAATCAGTTGCCGTGGAATCTGTACCATAAGTGTAGATTTGAACGGCTGTGTTGGAAATTCCAGTTTCGAAATAAATGGAACCCGTTCCTCCAGTGATCAATCGAGCACTACCCCCATATCCCAGGTACCCATTCCCATATAATCGCATGCTTCCTCCAGTCGTATCAGTATCCGCCCCGCTTGCCAAAACATATTGAGAACCTCCGGTGGCACCTAGAATTCTTAAGATAGTATCACCATGAGTTTGAAAAAGAGGTGCATTACAACTGGCAGAGTAAAGAGCCCCACTAATTCCCCCTCCACCATTGAGAATAATGGCCCCAGTCGCAGTTGATACCGCATCGGTTCCATTACCACCAAAAAGATTTTGTCCCAAAGCAATTCCTCCATGGACGATCAATGCCCCAGTACTGGTCGAGATGGAACCAGTGGTGCTGGTTAAAGTTAAATTACTCATCGTATCATTAACCACTCCAGTTGGCCCTGTAGGACCGGTCAAACCCTGGGGACCTGTGAGTCCGGTGGAACCCGTTGATCCTGTTGCTCCAGTGGGGCCCACATATCCAGTTTCTCCGGTGGGTCCAGTATATCCTGGCGGACCAGTCATTCCAGTGTTCCCTGTCGGACCGGTCGGTCCGGTATTTCCTGTGGAACCAGTTCGACCTGTGGGACCAGTGGGTCCTGTACCCAGAGGTCCGACAGGACCAGTGTGTCCTGTCGGACCCGTGCGACCTGTTGATCCTGTAGGACCTGTATTTCCGGTTGATCCAGTCAAACCTGTGGGTCCGGTGTCTCCCGTCTCACCGGTGGGTCCTGTATCTCCGGTATGACCTGTATCACCAGTGATGCCCGTCGGACCCGTTGACCCAGTCCGTCCTGTCGAACCAGTCAACCCGGTAGGACCAGTTCGGCCAGTAGCACCGGTGGGTCCAGTACTTCCGGTGGGTCCATGTGGACCGGTACATCCTGTTTCACCCGTCGGACCCGTATCGCCCGTTTCCCCAGTAGATCCTGTGTAACCCGTCTCTCCAATGGGACCAGCGACTCCTGTGCACCCTGTTGAGCCAGTTAATCCAATATTTCCTGTGGCCCCTGTCATTCCCGTGAATCCAGTAGGTCCGGTCTCTCCCCGCAAATAACAATCGAAGACCCACCCCGTGGAGGTATAAACATACAAATTAGATTCAACCGATTCCACCAACAAATCTCCTAACCGTCCTCCGTATAAGACGGCTGAATGAGCCAAATCACAAGTATAGATGGCCACTTGCACAATATCCACACTATCATGATAATAATATGGGTTGGTCGCTGGAGGAACAGCGATCCATCCGATTCCGGTGGAGAGGTACAAGGTACTATCTTGTCTGATCATACCATAAGTTCCACTCGGGTAAATATGAGCATTAATATCTGGATAATCGGCAAATGAGGGCCCACGGTACAATGGAATGGGTGAATAGACCCAGGTCCCGGTCATCCCAGTGGGTCCGAATGGACCAGTGGAACCTGTTGATCCCGTGGGTCCATAACCGGTCGGACCAGTGAATCCAGTAGGACCCGTGATCCCCGTCATTCCTATGGGTCCAGTCATTCCGGTAGGACCCGTGATCCCAGTGGGTCCCATGGAACCCGTGTTTCCGGTAGTTCCTTTTAAGACCCCAATGAAAGCCCAACTGCCACTGATATACTGATACATGTAACCAGTCGTCCCATCGATGTACCCATCTCCTTCTCTGGGAGTAAAGACCGATACAGAGACGGCTGGAACAACCAAATAAAGAAGAAAATTGTCTTGGTCGAAATAATAATAGGGATTACTGGGTGGGGAAACTGGCGTCCAAGTAGTTGTGTATAACCAAAGTAGTTTGGTATCCAAATCCAAACCATATGTACCCGGTGCGGGGGCGAGACTGAATAATTCAAAAATATCAAGAGCCGTTACCCCTCCAATTCCACTATAATTGATGGTCCCTTGCGGACCAAGGGGACCCGTCATTCCCGTGGGACCGGTGGCTCCACAACCAGTAGGACCGGTCCTACCAGTGGGGCCAGTATATCCAGTTTGTCCTCTGGGACCGGTAGTTCCTGTTCCTCGTGGCCCAGTGGCCCCTGTGGATCCAGTATATCCAGTGGCTCCGCGACCAGTGGGTCCAGTTGGTCCATTGCCAGATGGACCACGAGGCCCTTGAGGACCAGTGGGACCTAAATATCCACGAGGTCCCAAAGGTCCGGTGACTCCAGTGGGTCCAACTGGACCAAAAACTCCGGTCGGTCCAGTTGGACCCAACCCACCAGCTCCAGTGGGTCCGGTTGAACCGGGAATACCGGCTGGGCCCCGATGACCACGGGGCCCTCTGCGCCCATGGTGGCAGTGATTATCGCTATCACTACCACAATCAGAAGAATAATCACAATCTTTCAACATGAAGATTTATATATCATGGTTAGATTTTATGACAATCAAGAAGAACGTACAAATTATAGGTTTTAGCTTTTAATCTCTTTTCATAAAATATAAAACATGCAATTTGCCTATTTGGTCACACTCATTCTGTACGGTGGTTTGATCTATCTAACACACCAATTATGTCTGTCTCAACCCTTACCCTACATCATCTGCATGGTTCTCATGGGTTTGGCGATCGTTTATTTACTTTCATCTAGCAATTGGATCATTGAGCATTTGGAGAATTATCCCAAATCCAGTCTCTATGAGAATGATCAATTGACGGTCAAAAATCTCAATGTGTTAGGCGATCTGACCGTTGCCGGGAAATCGACGATGACTGGAAGAATTGTGGCACAAAATGGAATGGAAGCCACTGGAAACGTGACCGCGGATATTGTGGCTGGTGATCTGCGTCATGCACATTGCGGCAGTTACTTATCGATTAAAAATAATACTTGTGATGAAAACGTCGAACAACCCGATTGGCACCGATACAATTCTCCGGACAAAGGAGTCTCTTTAGGATGGATGAAGAGATATGGTAACATTTACAAATAAACTGAACAACGAGACATTTCAATTTCATGTATTTTCACCAGACATGATTCTCTCTGGTGAAAATGTGAAAAATGTTAACTTTGTGAGTTCAGTACACATCTCCACAAAACTTGACGTTGGGTAAGGTCACATCATGCACAAATTGACGAACCTGATCTTCCGAATAACTCGAACTGACGTGACAGATAAGGAATGTTGTCTCTGGATGTGATTGGATCCAAGGGGATAATTGTGACCAGTGAATGTGTTTTTCAGCTGTTGCATGCTCTTCCGATGAGGGATCAATCGGAAGATAAGTACATTCTAGCATCAAGTACGGGTACTCCCAGATGACTGGCGTGTGTTCCAATACGTGAATACTGGTATCACACAAATAGGCAATAAGTGGTTCACGCCGAATTTCGGTCAGTTGGCCGCCCTGTTTTTTGAGTTGAATAATTTCGTTCCGTGTTAATCCTTGGAATTCTGGTTTGAGACGCGAATGAGCACGTGAGATGCCATAGCCGCGACATGGCACACCATGATACAAGTCAAACACTTCCAATTGCATTTCGTTTTTCAGCGGAAACGTTTGCCCGGCCCGAACCCCATGGATAATCGGAGATAGTTGTTCGGGACTCATGGCTTGAATATAAGCCGTGATGGCTTTTTGATTCTCGTGTGGGATGAAGACATGAGTTTGTGATGTAATATGGAGGGGTAAATCCCAACAATGACCCACATGGGTATGGGTGATGGCAACAAATTCTGGCAAAAATTCACAATTGACAGGCATGTCAAACATAAAATGTAATTCTGGAATGGCACATCCACAACTCGACCAATGATTGGGAGTTTGAATTGTCAATTCTTCGTCCGGTAAAGTAACAACAGAATGCATTTCTTTGTTATGTAATCTTGTTACATAACAAAGATTGAATTAATTTTGAAATTTGATCAATCAAATTAGTTTGATCAATAAACGTCCCATTATGAATGGAAACCGATTTACCCATCGATGTGGGAAAAGTTGTTTCGCAATTTGAAAACTCTGATGTTTCACAATATGATGACGCCATGGTCACAAGTGACCAACATGTGTGTCCAGTGTGTCACCAAAATGGACTCACTAATGATGATGGTGTCATCATGTGTCCCGCGTGTTATCATGATCTAGGAAATTCCATTGATGATAACGCGGAATGGCGTAACTATGGTAGCGACGACCATCGGATGTCAGATCCAACCCGGTGTGGAACTGCAATTAACCCGCTTCTGTTAGAGTCTTCTTACGGGACCTCGATCGGTTACACCAAAAGCAATTTTTTCAACCATCTCAAACAAATGAATAGTTGGCAATCCATGCCATATCATGAAAGGAGTCTCAAGTTTGTTTTCGATCGATTGGCTCAGTGTGGTTACAACAGTGGATTAACTCTCAATATCGTTGAATTTTCACATAAACTGTTTGCCGAAGTCAGTCAAATTCAAAACGATGTGGGTGAGACAAAGTTGTCTCGAGGTGATATTCGAGATGGTTTAATTGCCGCCTGTCTTTTCTATGCATGCAAAGAGTATGAAGTTTCCAGATCACCCCAAGAAATTGGTAAGATTTGCGGTATTTGTACCTCAGACGTAACCCGAGGACTCAAGCTATTTTGTGATCTCATGAAAAATAGCCATTCGATTGATCTCAATAAATACATTACTAAATATAGTGATTTTATTGAGAGATACTGTAACAATTTAGATATTCAACACCAATTAATCGAAGAAATTATGACTCTGGGACACAAGGTCGATGCTCTGAAAATCCTGACCAAAAATACACCGCAAGCCATGGCATGTGGCTGTATTTTTTTCATTGTGATTAAACATAACTTAGGAATCACTAAGACTAATATTGCTGAAAAATGTGGAATTTCAGTCCCAACCATTACTAAGTCCTATGAACGATTACTACCATACACCAAGGATCTGATCTGATCAGATCAGATCAGAACTTGTCCCGTGTCGCTCCATGCAAATTTCGCCAGGTGGTGGTACATAGGAGGTAGTAGTGGTCGTGAAACCAAAGTGACGATACAATTGAAATGCTGGGTGATTGGTTTTATTGACGAACAAATAGACTATTTGATGTGGAAAATGTGAGAGAAGTTGGTTCATTAATTGAGTTCCCACTCCTCGATGTCTTTGTTCGGGCACTACTGCCACATTATAGAGGAAAACCGCATGTGGATTGATGGTCCCAATCATGCAAAAGGCGATCATGCGACCCTCATGAGTAAATAAACCGTACCATTGCAAACTCCCCAAAGATTCCAATTTTATCAGTGACCTCAGGAAAAATCTGGTGATAAACGGGATCAAATTGCGAATCTGGCTTCCACTGTCTGAAAATAGACATATATCTATGATATCTGACTCAATTTTTAAATCCATGCTTCTTGTGCAACTTGTAATGCACCATACAGAGATCCCCAACTTTTGCCATATTACGACATTGGCGATGTGTGAGCGTCTTGGCATGACATAGTTGACATTCACATTGACCAGACTGTGAAGGAAGTGCATCTGTTGACGCGTCAACAGATGCGGCAGAGACACGGGGCTCTGAAACCATTGACGCCGGAGGTAGAACTGAACCTATGTAATATCGTTGTTGCCGATGCAAGTAGCAATGATGTCGCTCCATTTGTTTGACTGACAATCCACCTTGACATGGGACCAAAAGACGCCTGTACGCACCAACGACCGGTTTCGTGTACTTTTTCACAAAAAATCGAAGATTTTGTTGTGCTGCATGTAAAAGTTCCATTTTGCGAGTGGGTGGGAGAAGTTTGAATTTGAAAATGGTTTCGATCACTTGGTGCCAATAATCAGAATATTGTGGTATCGAATCAAGATCATGCACCAAAAGATAAAAACACAATTCTTGGATGGCATCTTCCAGATGGGTGAAATGTTCCAACAGAACCGTGTACTGTTGCTTCTCTGGATCCCATTGATACACTTGAAATGTTTGTGGCATTTGTACTCGTTATAACATTAACATGGAAATTTTGTTAATGTTAAAATTTGATGTTTCGGATCCCAATGGAAATTAAATGAAAATCCATTTAATTTCATCTCATGTGCGAAATCAAAACTACCGCAAAATTTATTTGTAATTTTTGTGACTGTGTGTCCAACGGAAACAAAGGAGATCCATTGGTCCAATCCATTTTCACCAAATATCCTTATGCTAACGTTTACGCAGAACGGATTGCCACAAAAAAAGCTGAGCCGGGAACCTTACAAATCAAAGGAGATGGCAAGAAAAACCGTTTCATTGTCAATATGTTTGCACAATTTTATCCATTGGCCCCCAAATATCCCAATGATAACATTAATCGCCGGTTAGATTGGTTGAACAGTTGCTTGAACAAATTATTAGAAATCGCGGATGCTGATAGTTTTGCCGTTCCAGACAATTTGGGAACCTATGAAACTAGTGATTATCACCCGCGCTATCTTAGTTTAATAGATGATTTTCAGAAGAAATATTATCTCAAACATCATCAACTCATCAAAATCACTGATTACCAGGGAAATGAACTGCTCAAAGAAAACCAATCACCCCCAGTTAACTATGCTCCACCAATTAGTGTTCTTCGGACGTCTCCATTAGCTGATGTCACTGAAGATGACAACGACAACAATGTCAACAATGATGACACACGACCATCACAAAAACCAAACATACACGTTATCCAGCGGATTGATCTAGCCAATTTAACATTTGTTCCAGAGATATCTACGGTGACCACACCAACGTCAACACCAACACCCCCACCAACCGATAAAATCAAATTGAAAATCGGATTGAAAAAACCAATGTTAATTGAGACGGATATGTCGGAAATTGTTCCACATATCCGCGTGACAGAGGTTCCACTGGGGGACCAGCCCTCCATGACCCCAACAGCTCCAGCTCCAGTGGGAGATCAGTCCTCCTCGACCCCAGTAGTTCCTTCGAATATTGTCACCTATGACAAAAATCCCACTTGGACCCGAAAGATTTCCGAACTAATCTCGGATTGTGACCCCTCTTGGGAGCCAATTTTTAAAGATCCGAAAACTCAGGAATTATTCTCGCAACTTGATTTAGCATTTGAGAAAGAAATGAAAGGGATCGGTGATTTCATAGAAATTTTACCCATGCCACAGAATCTGATTTTTAACGCTTTTAAACAGTGTAAATATCCAATTAAAGTCTGTATTATCGGACAGGATGTCTACGCGGAACAAGTCAATCAAGCCATGGGTCTCTCGTTCTCTGTTCAACCGGGAGTTAAAATCCCGCCCTCATTGGTCAATATTTTCCAGGAGTTGTCGACCGATATTGATGGTTTTCAAGTGCCTCTCTCGGGCGACTTGACCGCATGGGCACAACAGGGAGTTTTACTGCTCAATACCGCTCTCACTGTTCGTCATGGTCATAAAGAGAGCCACATCAAACTCTGGAAACCATTGACTGATTACCTGATTCAATCCATTAGTCAACACTCGGACACACCAATTGTTTTCATGCTGTGGGGTAACCACGCCAAGGGGAAACAGGATCTGATTTACGACCAAGCCAGCCAATCCGGTCATTTGATCTTAACCGCCGCTCATCCCAGCCCTCTGTCAGCCAACAAAGGTGGTTGGTTTGGATGTCACCATTTCAGTCAATGTAACGCCTTCTTAATCCAACATGGACTTGATCCAATTCGTTGGCAGTTGACATAAAAGGAAAATCGGTTTATAGGAACATTTGAAAAATCTTCCCATGATAATATACATCGACCATGTCACAATTCGAAGCACCCATGGTGTTCAATCAAAAATACGCATCCAACAACCCAGTCGCTCCTATGACGTCACAGGAAATCGACAATTTGAGAAAACGGTTATTGGACAATATTTCTGATTTGAATGCCAATAAATATCGTTTCCACCCAGACGAATATCACCAACTCTCCAACTACCATCACTATGCTTTGACCATTCTCGACAACATTAAGATTGTGCGTGTGGCTGAAATGTCGGACCCATATAATCGGAATATGGGAACAGTCACTGGAAGCAATCTGGCATCCAATTTAGAAACCATTAACCCATACGAAGGTAAATTGGATGTGGTTTACAAACGCGACGGACGGGCCACAATTGTCGATAAAAGCGGGGCTCAAGGTAATCGGTTTAAAGCCGAATGGGAGCAACAATTTGACTCCGACGTCCTCCAGCCCCCGTGCTTCAATTTGATTCCAAATAATCAATGGGCGTTGCCACTAAAATGAAATATCTGACTATTAATGTTGACAAGAAATTTGAACAATGTATTCTACTGAGAATACACTGTTTCATATGTGACGACGAATGCCTTGAAAAATCTTTTCTGAGCCATCCAAAATCGGTATTTTGATCGAGTAGAAACAAACTAAGCCATAGAAATGTTGATAAATATTGGTTCACATGTGAAACCTGTGCGCATGAAATTGAAATATCATTTGGAAAATTACAAGTAGTGGACACTGTGCAAATCAAAAATTATTCATTGCTGTTTCTGTTGACGACTGAAATAATGTTCCAATGTATCCCAAACATCATTAATTTGGTGCCATAACATTTTTTTGGTTAGATAATAAGTCGTCACCTTCTTATTGCTCTCATCAATTGAGAGACAAAGATGACCAAAATCATCCCACGGACACCCTTTGGGACAGAAAGTCCACGTATTTTTGGTAGGATAATATTGGTACAAGCGTTGAAAGAGGTGTCCATAGTGTGCCACGAAAATGATAGCTTCCAAAATGTAATCGACCACAAATAATGGCATCGAATAATGGAAGCTTACACGACACCAACCGTAGTTACCTGGGAATCCTTGCGATTTAACAATCTGATCATGGATCTTTTTCTGTTGGGAGGGTCCGATCCCTAGGAGGTCTTGCGCTAATAAACTGCAACAGGAGATTCCACCTCGGGTCTGGATTCCAAAGAGATCATTCAATAGAATGACAATCATATTGTAATGCAACCCGTTGATCATAAAAGAGAAGACAGGTTGGCGGTGTAGATTGACGGCTGGATTAATTAGACGAAGATTAGGAAGATTTATCAAGCGTTCTTGCACATAGGGAGTGATGGTCTCTTCCCAAGAAGAGATGTATGATTGGTAACGGTTTTTGAAATCGAAAACCAATCCAGCTTTAATCGATCCCAGAATGTTCGGAGTTCCACCAGTTTCTTTGGTTTCAATATCCTGACTGTACGTTTGGTATCGTGGACAAGCGAATTGAACGGTTCCACCGGCCGGGCAATACGGAACCGAATTGACAAACAGATTCTTACGAGCAACTAAAATGCCAGGTGCTCCTGGTCCACCAAAGAATTTATGGGTGGAAATGTAAATGGCGTCATAATAGTCACCGACCGTGTCATTGACATGCATATTGATTGGCAGGTATGGGGCAGAGGCCGCGAAATCCCAGAACATTAGTCCACCATATTTGTGGACCAATTTATTGATCATGGAGGTGTTCTGGTGGACACCTGTGACGTTAGAGGTGGCAATGAAGGACACAATAATGGTGGAATAGCGCTGATATTTGGCTAATTCGTGGGACAAAAATTCGGTGTCGATCAAACCCGCGGGCAACAGAGGTACATAAACCAACGTGACTGGCAGATGAGTCCATGGCAGATGGTTGCTATGATGTTCCGCTTTACTAATGAAAACTACGGTTTCCTCAGGAGAGGTCGATCGGAGATCGAGACAATGAATCAAGTGGTTGACCACTCCAGAACAACCGTTACCGGTAAAAATCACCTGATCTTCTGGGTGAGCGTTGAGAGATTTTTTGATTAAATCCTTGGATAAATGGATGTAATGGGACATCATGCGTCCGGTCATCGCGTTACTATGGGTGTTGTTATAGTAGGGTAAAATGCGGTTTTGCATAAAAGCTTCAATTAATTTGTTCGGATAACCGCTGGCGGTGACATCAGCATTAATGATGTATTTGTTTCCAAAGGGTGTCTTGACCAAGGGGTGGCCATACGTGTAATTATAAAGTTTTTGTGCTAAGTATTCTGAAGATGACATGAAATATATTATTGCCGGATAAAATTTATTTATTTCATCCAGTTCATTTCAATGAACTGGTTATCGAGTAAGAAATAGTTAATTTTCATTTATTATGATCGGAATATCGTTGGAACTTATGAATTATTTTTCATGGGAAACAAATTTGATAATATTTAGGACCGAATTACTATATACCAATTATATATAGTATTTATTAGTATATGATCGAGACGCCCAAAATTGTCCTCAAACTCAACCAAAATTGGTTGAATCAGTTTAAAATTTTATTAGATCACAACAAACTCCATGCCCGTTGTTGGTTTTGGGATCATTTCGACTGGGAAAAACAATCTCTCTGGATCGGAAAATTTATTAAAACCAATCACCTTCCTAATAAAAACGAACAAATCAATGAAATCCTCCATAAATTAATCACTGATTTCAATTCATTAATGGAATTGAAATCTGACACATATCTCAAAATATACTTTTCGCGCAACGCGAAATCCGATGAACCAGAAATCAATTATTTATTAATTTGTAATACTCATACCTTACCAGAAAGTTTCAATTCCACATTGGTCGATGTAATGTTTGAGAAATATCAATTGACCGAGGCAATCATCAATAAAAATATAAATTACAAACAGCTGATTGATCACTACATCAATTGGGATAATAACTATACTTACTATGATTTAATGGGTGAATTAAACTCCTAACCAGGCAAAACCGTCCACAAACGCTACAAACAATCACGATCACTACAACACCAAATCTCAACAAAAACAGCACTACCATAAACATTTCCCACCCCATTTAATCATAATACGCATAGTTGTGAAAAACAAAACCTTCAGGATACCTTCAACATATTTAAATATTTCAATAGATCAATGATTATTATCGTTGGAGATAATAATCATTGAATGAATGAATTTTCCGATAGATGCAATGATTATAACGGTTGTCTGTATGGTTTTGTAGTTGGCGATGCCCTTGGTAGCTTTCTAGAATTTAGTGATCGAGATACTTTGTACAAAATCACTGAAATGGAAACCAATTACTTGTACGATTTACCTGCAGGATCGTGGACCCGTACGACTAGTCAATTGCTACTGACCGCCGACCACCTGAACCAATGGAAAACCGTACAGCCTCATCATTTTCTCTTACAATACCATGCTTTGATCACTCGTGGGCAATATTTGATTAAAAAAAACATATTCGAACCCACATCGTTCATGAGAATCTCCGCATTGAAAATTGGTCTCCTCCTCAAATCTCGTAAACCTCTCCCCGAGATTTTGAACCCATTGGCCTATCATCAAAATGACTGTGAGCCTCTTTTGCGCGTCGCACCAGTGGTCATTTGTCATTACCATCACCCAGATCTCTGTTTACACCAAATTGAACAGTTGACGCAGACCACCCATGTTTCGACCGAATGTGTGGATGCATGCCGATACTTTGCGAGTTTACTGATTGGGGTTTTAATGGGAGTGGAAAAACAACAATTATTATCGGCAACATTTAATCTAATGGATGTTTCCACTTATGGTCCTCTTCGATACAATCGATTCTCTCAGTCGTATCTACAACACTGTTCAGAAACACAAATCCGCAAAGATCCGTCACAGGAAGCCATCATCTGCCAAAGTGCCAAAACACAGCATTTTCTTCGTTCGTTGTATCCATCTGTTTTAAAAGTTCAAAAGGGAAGTTTTCTCCATAAATCTCGAAACGAGATCCTGTCCGATGACTCGCTAATTCATTGTTTGGAAGCCGCTTTATGGGCCTTCTCCAACGGAGACACTTTTGAAGAAGGATGCATCAATGCGATCAATTTGGGGGGCAATTCCACCGGAATTGGAGCCATTTATGGACAATTAGCAGGCGCTTACTACGGTTATCAACAGATTCCCAACCGTTGGATTTCGAAAATCCAACACATGGAAATATTACAAGATTTTTTAATACCAATTACCAAAATTGCTAATGAAAATCTAAGATGATACATCTTTTCATTGATTGAAGTGAAAAGATGTATTTAATAAAATTCCCATCTACTCTAAGAACACTTGGATCAGCAATTGAAGTTATTCACATATTTTTAATGAGTGTGATATAATCACTTGGATTAAAGAGGATGAAACGACGTTTATCACATTCGTTTTCTTTAAAAAGATCAATAACATCATTATTATGTTTTCTGGGTAATGTCCCATAGATTGCACCCATCATACCTGATCCAACTGCCAAGAGATTACTTTGATGTGGAAATAGGGATCAGCATACTCAACATACGTACACATTTCTTGAGTATTTCCAACATTAAACAAGTGGGCTGGAAACGTTGCGAGACCGTCTGGATTGCATGTCTCAACGAATAAATCACAGCGGTTCTTGCTACAAATCCTTACATTGTGACAATGGGCTAAATTGAATAACAAACAATCACTAAATCCCGGCGGCGAATCAAACAAACTAACGATTACCGAATAGAACTTAATTTCCCACATTTGATGGGATTGATCATAAACTAATTTGGACGTTTTTGCCAGCGGAGTTCCCCCACATAATAAAGTAAATTTATGCATTCCAATGATAGTATCGAATTTAACATAGAATTTCTTGACGATTCCCAATTCAGTTGCACTGTAATCTTTGTTTAATTCAATCTGTTTGAGTGAAAACGATGACATTTGTTCAGACGGCCTCGTGTAGTATACAAATTTTTTAAGTAGGTTGTTTGGGACAATTACTGATTCAAAGGTAGATATCTGTCTTAGCGGGATTCAAAGTTAAGGGACCAAGACCGATTGAAGATATATTTGTGGTTATAAAATATTAGATCCCATAATTGTATGCTTTCAAGCAAAAATCAATTGTGTATAAACCGTTGTCAGTTGATCCACGTTTTTGAATATTGGAGATATTTAGGTTAGGATCTTCGTCCGACAAGATCTGTTCCACCCAATTGAAGACAATGTTCAACTGAGCATCATCTTCGCATGAAACTTGCACACTCACCCTAACACAATTGCCATGACAATCAACAATGTTCTCATTTGTTTGTAGCTTTTCTTTTATTTGATCAATGATCAAGCGGGCTGTCCCCTGCCACAACTCTCTTTGTTTCTCCTTCTTCTCAGACAGAAGTTGGATCACGTGTTCAGAAATGAGAGACATTCTATTGCTCTTTGGAGACCGTAGTCTGATACAGGGATTGAGAGGCTTCAATTTTTGACTTCAGGCACATGTGTGTTACTGTGACACATGCAGGATCTCGACCACTCCCAGGCAAAAACATTCTAAATGATAAATCGGTTTAGACCCCTGTTTCAGAGTGTTTTCACACTTAATCAACAAATCCACCAATTGGTGCTTCTGTGAATCATGTTTCACCTGTGCAAAAATGACCTCGAATATCCCTTTGAGTACCACGACCGGATCGATGCATTGAACTAACAAATCATACATGGTCTCGCGTAAACGGAGAATCTCTTGTGGGGTTTGCAGGGTCATCAACTGTTGTGCCAACATAATGATATATTGGTCATTAATATTAATTCCCATCCACGAGATCGGATGATTTCGATTCAAAAACTCCACATGAACCAACCGGAGATACTGCAATAGATTCATCGCTTTCAATAAGTTGCGTTTAGCAATTGACGCAATCTGTTGCAGTTGAGACACTTGGTAAGCAATTTTCTCCGTTTGGCAAATGTGTTCCAATATTCTTGTGATTTGATCCTCCATGGGTGCTGCGAGACGAATCTGTATACATCGACTAACAATGGAATCGATCATTGTGGATTCTTGGTTGACAATGAAAATGAAGCGGCAATTGCTAATGTTTTTCTCCAGCGTGCGTCTCAAGGATTGTTGGGCTTCGACGGTTAATCGATCTGCATTATTGATGATGACCGTATGATAAGGAGTGGTCCGATTAATCGGACAATTCTGCAAAATATCTTTGACAAATCCCTGAATAATAATACGATCGTAGACCCCATGCAAACTAGGATCAATTTGATAATGATAATCACTGTACAACATTTGTAATTCAATGGTTTTGCAACCGTTTTTAATCGCAACTGTTTGATATTTGGTATGCAGTTGTTCCAAATGATACTTGGATTTAATAAACAGAGTCGCAAACGTTTTGCGGCCCGAACCTTCAACACCCTTTAAAATCATATGCGGAATTTCAATCGCCTTGGAACAGGCGATGAGTTGTTGTGCTGCGGTCTGATTGAAACTAATTTGTTCAAATGTCTCCGGTATGTACTGGTCCACAAATAATTTAAATTTAGCCATTTGATGAAATCCTTTTCTAATTGATTAGAATTGTTTTGATCAAATTTTGGAAGTAGTTTAAAAAATTAAACATATATCGATATATACATCAAAGATGAGTTTACAAGATTTGTGTGACAATTATCAAAAATTAATCAATAATGTGGACCGCCTACCTTCCCCGATTAGCGAAGAACTTGCGGCCAAATTGTCGTTAATTGATCACCAATTAACTGATCTCACGATTGCCATTGAGGACCTCAATTTTCAACTCATGTCAACCGATCAAATCCATTTGAACGAAACAGAAGCCAAAGAGTTCCAGGATTTACAAATTGCCAATCGCACGGTGAAAGCGTTTTCACCCTACATTGTCTGGTTTAATCTGTATCAAAAAATGGCTGCTGGAAAAGCTAAAAATCCAGCATCACCACAGACACATGAAGAACAGAGTAAGATCCATCCACTACCATATGATAGTGAAGACCCTCCACGTCATTGAAAAAATGAAACATCGTTCATTCACATTTCCACCCAAACTCAATTTTAATGCGACCCATTGTCATTGGAATTACAGGATTAGCACACAGTGGGAAAGACACTTCAGCCGATTATTTGATCACACAATTACAACGTGGTCACACAGTGGTTAAAGTGGCATTGGCGAATCAATTGAAAGTTATTTGTCAAAAACTGGTCGAAATGTTCACAGGAACATCAATTCCATTGGAAGACTTCTATGATCTCGACAAAAAGGAAATGATCCGTCCGGAACTCCCCCCATTTGCTGGTCAACCATTCAAATTACGAACAGTACTTCAACGGGTTGGTACCGAGGTTTTTCGTGATCTGTTGTCAACTTCCGTCTGGTGTAATTATGTGGCCGAACATAACATTCGTTCATCGAAGACGTCCACGGACGTGATCGTCATCAGTGATATTCGGATGCCTGACGAGATCCAATATTTCCATCAACTGTGCCAACAACAACAACTTGACCGTGTCATCACCCTGCGGATTACTCGGCCCAATCGCCAAGTGATTGACCAGACTAATCAATTGCATTCAACGGAAGCCCTGATCAGTTCTCTGCCAGTGGATCACGAAATCAATAATCAAGACACATTGGATCAATTGTATAGACAATTGGATGATTTTCTTCAACGAGAAAATCTCATCAATTGATATAACGAGATCATTTCTCAATGCCATATCATCGACGTATTTCAATTCGGGTTCCCGATGGAACCTTTTGTGCTCCAGGTAACCAACAAATTGGAGGAACTTGTTTTGATCGCAACGGTTTGCTACGCTTGATCCAAAAATATAATACCAAATACCCCGACCGAGCCATTCATTACACCAGTAAAACGCCCAACCGAGTTTTATGGTCTGCTTTTCGAGATGGATTGGCCAGTGTCTGTGGGGATAATGAGTGGTGTTGGTTAGATCAAGATTTCTTGAAATATGACTCCGAAATTCAACGGTATTATCGACCACCAAGACCCAACACTTCACATAAATGGTTATCAACGACAGACATTGATGCTGTTTTGAAACAATATGAAACGCAATACCATAACTTTGTGTTTATGGGAGCGGTTCCACTAGACTTTGATGAAGTCATCGATGAATATCGAAATATGAAAATCTGTCCCATGTATCAAGGACAACAAATTACACAATTTGGTTTCGTCTTTAATTTGGACACACATCAGAAAAAAGGCTCCCATTGGGTCTCGATGTTTATGAATTTGGATGGACCTGATAAATTCATCGGATTTTTCGATTCGTATGGTCACCCACCACCCCCACAAATCCGTAATTTGATCATCCGTCTCAAACAACAAGTCAAAGACTGTTTGGGATTACAAATTCATTATAAATGTAATACGGTTCAACATCAGCATAAAAATACGGAGTGTGGTGTCTACAGTTTGTATTTTATTTATCAGTGTCTCCAACATCACACGTTTGAAGACATCACGGAAGCCATTATCCTGGATGATGATGTCAATCGTTTCCGTGAATTTTTCTTCCGTCCCACGATTCATTACCGTGGTTGAAAATAGGCATGGGAAAACGAATTTCATATGATGAAAATATGAGAAATACAATTCTCATCATATTTTAGATCCGTCAGTTCACCTGAGTCACTCTGTGATAGATGGGAAAATGAGGCGATCCACTTCTGGACGAGCATATGCACAAACAATGGTTTCTCGATCCATCTTGGAATATCCAAAAATTAATCGCTCATCTTCCACAATCAATCCCAGACAATATTCAATTGGCGAATCTTCGAATTTAAACAAGATTGAATGTCTCTTGTACTTCAGGGTGTTATGATCGAGAATCACCAGACAATGATAGTATTTGCGAGGCGCACTGTATTCGACCATGTGAGTCACAAACCAGATTTCGTCTTTGTATGTGAATCCGTTGCTGGACCCACGTAGATGTTGGAAAAATGCAGGAACATTGTGATCCGTTACATCTAAATTGAGTTGGTGTCCAATGGACGGTGTAACCTGTTCGATGATTTGTCCCATGACCATGGGTGCCCACTTATACATGACACGCAATTTTCCCTGTCCCTCGAAATAACACCAATTCTTTTCACACCCACTATTTGTGGGTGATGGATAAATTTCTGAGGTTAGTGCATGGGATTCATCGGTAGTTGGATAAATTCCACCTGCCACTCCCAGAGTTTTGGACTTGAGATCTTCTTCGGTTCCAAAGAAGTAGATTTGATTTTGGTATGGGAAGATTTTGACATCCTCGATTCCGGCATACCGATTGACAACCGATGGTAATACATCAAAATCAAAATGATCAATCGGTTGAAGTTTTTTGTCCAAACGGAAACGGCGATTAAAGGTGGTAATTGGCTCTTTAACTGTATAGGCTCCATTGGGTTCGATGAAATAATTAACGTATCGTTGGTTCATCAAATACCCATCTTGATAAGGAATCAAACATGAAGTGCTGGGACGGAATTGGTCAGGTTTTCCCGGTAGTGTCATAGGGTCGTTAAAGAGCTGTTTGACTGGACGTAAACTGGACAACCGTTTGACATAGAATTGGTAATTGGACAAAACATTGCCATAGTTATCATGTTTGCCAATCATGTTTAAGTAGCGATAATGATCCACTGGCCAACCCTGATAATAGGCCAAAATGGAACACTCATAATCCAACAGATAATCATAGACAGCTTTTCGAACAAACAGAACATCGTTCTTGGGATAGGGAATCTTTTTGGCAATATCATAGTAATGAGCGGCTAACTCTGCATGCACAGCGTCTTTTTCGCGGTAATACTTGATGATTTCATACAACGATTCCGCACGGGTCTTGCGATGAAGGTAAGCCTCTGACCACCAATAGACCGCCCGGTCATATTTCTCCATCTTTCGATAAATGTTACCAATTTCATAACATGAATGGAAGAGTTCCTCATCCCAGCCACCCATCTCAATCCTTCGGTGATACCATTTGATGGCCCGTTTCAGATATTTTCGGGCCAATTCGCGATCACGGCCTTCAATCATGGTGGCCAGATCACGATAACTGTTGGCCAAATAGAATCGGTAACGGACATTTTTCGGATCCTCGAGCAAACCTTTACGCAACAGACGCACATCACGTTCAAACTTGTCACTTTTCGCTCCTCCATCACCAACATCGTCGATTTCCAATGTATTCAATTGTCCGGACGAAGTCCCTGGTGGAGCATTGTAATATTCATGTGTCACACCGACACATGTGATTCCTTTATCGGTACGGACGATACGGGTATTGTAATAGTCCAGAGCCGCATTCTTCTGCTTGATTTGATACATATCGAGAATAATGTCTGACTTCTTGAAATCGGGTAAGATCTCCAATTTCATATCGGCGTCCAACAAGAGCGCATAACGCCCCCATTTTTCAGCTCTTTTTAAGGACTCCGTCCGATTATATCCGAAATCACGGAAAGGTAACTCGAAAACTTCACCAGGAATCTTCTTTTCGGTCATATAATTACGAATCATTTCGATGGTGTTATCGGTACTCCCAGTATCACAAATACAGTAAGAGTCGATAATCGGTAACGCCGTATCAATCAGTCGCTTGATAATTCGCGACTCATTTTTCACGATCATATTCAAACAAAGAAACGGTTTAACTTCAGGGATAGCCATCTTATGGGTAATTGACAACACATTTTTTTAAATAAAATTGGAAATTGCCACATTTTACTTCAAATGTTGCCCTAAAATCCAGACTCGGAATCCCATGGGTTCTAACAGGGATGGATCAATCAAATGACAACCATCGAAAATCACCGGGACCAGTTGGCCCATAGCTCGGTAGATTTTCTGATAATCCAAGGTTCGGAATTCATCCCAAGCAGTCACAATTAAAATGGCTTCGGTTCCCTGGCATGCCGAATAAGGATCGTCGGTAATCTGGACATGGCCCAACTCTCTCTCTATGACAGCTACAGGCACCCTGGGATCATAAATATGTAAGATCGCACCTTCTTCCAACAAGAGCTGACAGACCGTCCGCGCGGGTGTCTCCCGAGTATCTCCAGTATCTTTTTTGAAACTGTAACCGAAAATGGTCAAATGACGTCCTTTGACGGAGTCATATAAGGTATGAATAACTTTGTGGGCGAAGTGTTTCTTTTGCGCTTCATTGATGGTTAAGACACCCTCCCAATAGTGTGCCACATCTCGTAAATGATAGTATCCACACAGATAAATCAAATCCAAAACATCCTTCTGGAAACACGATCCTCCGAATCCAACTGAACTATTGAGAAATCGCGAACCAATTCGATCATCCATGCCCAAAATTTTGCTAATATCGACAATATTGCCTCCCGCTTTCTCGCACAGCAAACTGATCGAATTAATTGACGAGACACGCTGTGCTAAAAAGGCATTGGCTACCAATTTCGACAATTCTGAGGACCATCGATCAGTGGTCACGATTTTCTCAAGTGGGACCCAATGTTGATAAATCTCCTTGACCGTCTCGATCGCAAACTGTTGCCGAGATGATGGATTACAACCGATCAAAACTCGATGTGGATGTTCCAAGTCATTAATCGCGGTTCCTTCGGCCAAAAATTCTGGATTGGAAACCACGTCATATATAATTCCGTTTCGATTGTGATTGAGAATCGATAGCAGATGAGACCCGGTCCCAATCGGAACGGTTGATTTTTCGACTACGATGACCGATTTGTGAGAGATGTCGCGAATCTGTTCTGCTGCCTTTTCGAAATACGAGAGATCGCATGCCCGATTGGCTCCCAAACCACACGTTTTGGTCGGGGTACAGACACTAATAAAAATCACATCTGCTTGCTGTATCGCTGTCTCAGCATCTGTCGTAAAAAACAAATTACGATCACGGACCTGATGAATGACCTCATCTAAACCAGGTTCGTAAATGGGTAAATGTTCTGACATCCATTGTTGAATTAATTGTGGATTTTGATCCACACAAATAAATCGATATTCTGGACAATGTTCGGCACACACGGCCATGGTGGGAGTCCCCACATATCCAGCTCCAATACTAATAATGGTCTTGGTCCAGTGAGGTGATGTCATGTAGGTGCACGTAAATGATAGTATTCAATCGTCAAAATTTGAAATACTTTCTTTCGTGGATGATTCACAGAATCATCCAAAATGATGAATATCATTTATTTGGGTTGTCTCAATAAATTGTATCAACAACTGGAAACACTTCCTCCGGTGATCAACGAAAAATTCAATAAATCAATCAATACCTATGTGAAAACTGTTGCTCTGATTGCTCAATTTCATAATACCCGACTGAACCATCGGATCACTTGCGATTGCAATGGACACCAAACGATCATCGATCAAGAACATCTCACACTGAATCTTGATTATTCAATTAAGTTTCTGATCGCATCAGAAACCTTGACAGATCAAATCGTGCTAACGCCTTACTTACGCAACATTTTTCGGATTCGTGGTTGTGATTCTTGGACACGGAAACAAATTTGCCATCAGGTCAATTGGTGTAACCAATTGATGACAGTCATCCGTACATATCGTGAGGTCTCTCTTCCGGCGACAACAATAGAGACGATGTGGTCACATATTACATCCACACATCTCGAACAGATGATCACACTGATTGCAACCAACAGCACTTTCAATTGGTCAATCATCCACGGAGCACGGAAACTAGATGAATTCGTTTGGGTAGGAAATTCGAGATGTCGCCGCTGTCGGCATAAACGATCGTGCCGGCGCCACCATGGATATCACAAAGTCTTTCATCTCTCCATTGGAACCATGGTGGGACTGAGTTCTTCCCAGATAGCTACTTCCTGTCTTCGGATTTGGATTAATGATCGCAAACAAACTTACAGCATTGCTCCTGTTGCTCTCCGCTCGTTACCTAACAGTCCGTATGTGACCTATCAGGTCCCTCTGGAAGAGACTGCGGTACAAGCTATTCGTAACCGTGACATGTTTCAACCATGGGTAGCTTACTATCTATCGCATCTTATCTGTTATTACAATTGGGATCCATCGGTTCAGGTGTTTACAACAAATCCTTGAACGCGAGACTCAAGGAGACTTGCCCATAAAAATTGATTGTAACTTTGACATGGATAATCAAAATTATATTGACAATATAATATATGTCTGATCAATCTGGAAGACAGTGTCAATGTCGAACCAAGAAGAACACTCAATGTTCTCTGACAGCCACCAAGGGAACACCCTATTGTCATCTTCATCAAGCGTGTGCAAATCCTTTAACTCCAACTCAAACACTTCTCCCCCCTCCGCCTCCACCGGCATCTCAACCAAAACCCATGATTAAAATCGCAGTTCGTGCTCCGGTCCCGGTCATGGTTCCCGTTCCTATGGCGGAGACCAAGGAATCACAACAATGTCAATGTCGCACTAAAAAGAACACACAATGCACTCGCAAAACGCTGAAAGGGTTGTCTTATTGTCTCCAACATCAAGACTGTCCACAACCCATGACTAAAAGTCAACTCATGACCAAAGCCCTACCGGAACCCAAGCAACTCGCCGCACCAGTGATGGTTCAATTAACTCAGACTTGGCTTGATCGCCCGATTGAGTCATATAGCTATGAGACATCTGGAGAGTATCACCGTGGAAACGAAACCTATCTCTTACCACTCCATCGAGGGTTTCCTCGATGGGCGACTGAGAGATTTATCCAATATCGTATGACGGAGGACACTCACAGTTCCTGTGTTCATGCCGGGACTGCCTCTGAGCAAAAACTCTTCTTGCATCAACAGTTCATCAGCGCATACATGGCACCGAATATGCCATACAGAGGCATTCTTCTGTACCACGACTTGGGATCTGGCAAAACTCGAACCGCTTTAACCGTAGCCGAGGCCTACCGTCAGGCCGGCACAAAAGTCTTGATCCTTCTACCAGCCACCTTGCGCCCCACATGGTTCGAAGAACTCAAAAAATGGGGTAATGCAGACATTCGCCGTCCTGACAATTACTCCCAATTGGCTCCTGCTAACCAGGCAATTATCGACCAAAAATTGGATGCGAAAATTGCATCAGGATACGATTTTGTGGCCTACAACGCGTCCAATACGGTCGATCAATTAAATCGGGCAATCGGGGGCAAAAACGCGATCTTAGCTCACCGATTGATCATCTGCGATGAGGTTCACAATCTGATCTCTATGATGGCCAATCCAACTGGGAAAAAAGGCTCGGATGTCTATCACAAATTGATGAATGTGATCGACTGCAAATTCATCTTCCTGTCGGCCACACCATTGTTAAATACACCGTTCGAACTGGGACTTATGTTCAACGTTCTTCGTGGGTTTATGCTGTACAAAAATCAGCAATCCATCCTCTTCCCGGAGACGCGAAACGAATTTGAGTCGCATTTTGTCGACTTGAATACACGAAGTATCAAACGTCCCAATGAATTCAAACAAAAAATATTGGGGTTGGTCTCGTACTATTTTGGAGGTGAAGGAGAAGTGTACCCAACAGTGATCAACCATGCACCGATCGAATGCCCGTTTGAAGACTATCAATTTGATATTTATCGTCAGGCCCGAGAACAAGAACAAGACCAGAACAAACTGACCGCTCGCCATTTCCAACAAATCCAAGCAGTTACCGGCGGAACTCATGCTCAATTAGAAGATATCAATTCCACTTATCGCATTTTCTCACGTCTCTTTTCCAATTTTGTCTTACCCCCGACTCTCAACCGTCCACTCCCTCGTGAATGGAATCAATTGATCAAAGGGAAACTCCTTCCCGACCCGAACCAGTGGAGTCCCGAACAACAACAACAAATCGATCAACTATTTCACCGAGATGAGGCCCAAATTATCCAATTCAAAAACGGATATCAACAACTATTAACCGACACTGATCGATTCAAGTATTTGATTAACGCGATTAAACAGTCAGATACCGATACTTCTCAACTCAGTAACTTGATCAATTCCGAAGATGTTTTCTATGAAGACATTAAATCCTCTTCCACATACGAGGAAGCCTTAGAGACCATTCTTCAAGCAATGCGCAAAGATCGCTTGAGTTTAACCACTAATCTGCACCTCTACAGCCCTAAAATGGATGCAATGCGCCGGATCATTATGGTCGATGCTCCGCAAGGCAGTTGTTTCGTTTATTCTTTTTTCCGCATTCTGGAAGGAATTAATATTTTGACAGCCATTTTAGAACAAAATGGCTTCGAACAACTCAATTTTGCCGCCATTGATCAATCCAATATTCACACATACCGTCGCCCCATTACACCGGAGCACTCCGGACGATACGTGGTCTACACTGGAAATGAAAGCATGGAAGACCGCAGTAAAATCCGATGGATTTTCAACCATATCGAAAATCTCCGAGGAGAAGTGTGTAAAGTGTTCTTGGGAACATCGGCGGCAGCCGAGGGAATCAGTCTGCGCAATGTCCGCCAGGTTCACATTTTGGAACCACATTGGAATAATGTCAGAATTCAACAAGTCGTCGGCCGTGCCCGTCGAATTTGTTCTCATTATGATCTTCCTCCCGAGGATCGCAATCTGACAGTTTACCAATATCACATGGTGTTGACACCTGACCAACAAAAAACCTTGGGCGAAGAACCATCAACTGACCAATTCATTTATCAAATTGCTTCCATTAAAGAAGAGATCAACAAACAATTCTTACAAATTTTGAAAGATGCTGCGGTGGATTGCAGTCTCAACTGGGTTCATAACCGAACTGCCAATAACCCAATTGAATGTTTTGCGTTCCCAATAGGGTCAAATACAGTCGACGCTTTCATTCCTTACATCAAAGGGGAGCAAATCGCTCCAGACACGAGTAATACTTACAGAGAAACTGGATTCCGTTATGTTCCCAGTCTACAGCGAAAAGATGACTCTGGACAACCACTATATTACATTGTTGATCCTCAAAAACATATTCAAGTGAAAACAATTCAGATTACCAAACCGGGTAACCAGTTGGGTAGACGATTGCAGGGAACTATTTATTATTTCAAAGTTGGAGTGGATTATCTTCCACATGATGTGGTAGTGACCGTGAAACTGAAAGAGATTGAACATCAAATCGTCATTAAAGCCACCGATTTTAAACTGGTCTAAACGATCCAGGTTGTTGAGGTTGTATTTTACTTTGAGCATATTTGATGATTTCTTGCTCATCCCCATTGGTCGCCATGACTTCTTTGCGCCGTTCACTGACTAGTTGTGATAACCGAATCATTTGCGCATTTTGCAAATTCTTTTTTGTCAATAAATTCCAATTAATTTCCGACAATTTAAATCGGAAACTACAATTGACCTCGTGACGCAGAAGAACAATTTTATCACTCAACTTTTCAAAAGTATCATCGACAATAAATGTTTGCTCATCAACTACTTCATCCACCTGGATCTCATACTGTTCAATATTTTCCGGGAAGTAAACCTGCAGATCCAATGTGTTCCCTTTCTGTAATTTGTGTTTGAATTTAGTCATAATTTTGAGTTTGTTTTGCTTTTTGAGTTTGACATATTTGTCAACCACGATTTCCTTCAAATTGATCGTCTTACCATCGTAATTAAGGAAACTAATGGTTAACCTCTGCAACGCAACCGGTTGTGAAAAAGTCTGAAGACACGATCCTCGATCTGGCTGATAATAGAGGTATCCATTCTTATTCTCGGTCAGAATCATCTTACCAAATGTGCAATCATGATTGGCCATGTAGCATCGACCACCCAATTCGTCTATTTTTAAATATAGATATGGCTCGCGAGCCAATGCATCACTCTCGGGGATCAAACATGACGTTAACTCGACTTTTGAAAGGTTTCCGAACTTGATAAATTTGAGAGCATATCGATTTTTCTCTGTTTGATTGATTTCCAAATCAGTTCGGAAATCTAAGGTGAGATCATAATCGATTAGATGAATTTGGTCCAAATCTGGCATCATATGGGCAATTAATTGTTCGCTTGGGGGAATCATCTGATTGAGTAAACTCAGATCTAACGCAAGCCCACCTCCAACGCCTCCTCCATCTTCATTCCTATATTTAGAGACCAACTTTTGAAATTCTGCATTAATGGATCCTGTTTCTGTGGTCCCGCCTGAGGGACCCATAATGGGGACGGGAACCGCACTTTCCTCTAGACTCATGGGTCTCATTTTAGGATTATTCTCGTTATTGACAAGAGTCAGAACCATTTCTAAAAATTGCGGATTGGTCACTTGTTGTTTGAAAGCGATGGGATTACTACCTTGCAAATCCATCATTTGTGGCATATTCATAATTTTTTGCACCATGGGAGCCACCATGGTCGGATTTTTAAACGCGGTCTGTGTTGACATAATTAAATTACATAATTCGGTCTGAATATTTGACGCATATGACTGGATAGGTGTACCCATGGGCCCACACATGCCCATATTATTAGCTGGGGGAGTTGCCATGTATCCAGCATCTTTTCTCCGTTGATCCAAGAGAGATTGGAGACGGGTTTCAGTCTCATTCGCGGAGGCATTTTGAACTGGCATCTGCATATTCATGGGCATTGCCGATGGTTGAGAATCATAATGCATTTGTTTATATAAGTCATCGGTCCCTTTAAATAAATTGTTTTCTGACGGATATTGCGATGTGGACACTGGCGATGTGGACACGGGCACTGATGGTGAGACCACGGTACCGGAATTGAAGTTGGTAGGATGGGAATTGGGTGGATTAGGGAGTAGATCCAATTGGGAAAAATGTTCGCGGTGATTCGCGATATACTGAATGGCTTGGTCAATGCAACATTTACTCAAATTCTTTTGATGTTCCGTCTGAGTTACATTAGGTGGTTTCTGACCAAAACGGTCGGACACAAAATCCATCATTTGATCCAACACTTCGTCAAAGTGTGGATCAAGTGAGATTTGAAATTTTTTTTGAGCAACTTCGTTAATAATTCCCAAAAGTAATTGCTTATTTGAGTGAGATTTAAACTCCATGATTCTAATGGAATATATGTCATAACTAAGGTACTTTTGAGTATTTTCAGACGAAAAGTTCTAAAAATATTCTGACCCTTATAATATAGCGTATGCAACAACGGAACCCAGTGATCCCTCATTTAGCTGATTATAATACGGTATTCAAACAAGGTATTGTCCCAAATGATCACGAAAGTCACCATTATTACAATGCGAATAACATTGAATTTGTTGACAATGTCAATCATGTCGAGCCAGAATTGATTTTGATTGATAGTGCCGCCAGAAATTGGAACAAAAATCAAATCAGTGATTACACACTGACGCTCAAAGATAAAATTCAATACGTGCATTCCATTGAATTATTGGATGGTAGCGTGCCTGCTTCGGGATACATGATCAATCCATCAAATAATATCCTCCATTTTCGCGAAGATGATGACACCGAGATGATCCAAGCAACAGTGGATCCAGGTAACTACTCGATCAAAGATCTTTTGGAACATTTAACAACTGTGATAAATGATATCAGTCCACACCACTACACATATCAATGCCACTGTAACTACAATACGAATAAGGTGACCATTTCTACACAGAATCAACTGTTCGATTTAATTTTTGCCAACGGAACCGAAGTGGTCAGCGACCGGGGACAAATGGAAACATTGGTCATTAATCCGATCACACACCGCAAAGAACTACAGCAAGTAACAACTGGTGATAGCCGGAACCGGTATATTGATGGATCCATTGGTAAAATCTTGGGATTTAACGCGATTAACTTATCCGGTGGTTATCGTTATACTGGACAAATGGTTTATCATTTACAACCATACCAGTATCTGGCCCTCTTCGTCAATACTGAGAATTCAGAAGATTTCAAAAAAATAAAGGCACCAAGTCCCGAAAATGGGGCTGATGGGGCATTTGCAGTGGTTCCATTGAATGGTTCATGTTATGATTTTCATAAAATCAACCAAGTGGTGGACAACACACGCTACATTAAAACATTCAATCCACCCATTACTGTCAGTAAAATTAAAATCCAATTCCGCACAATTGACGGGCATTTATATGATTTTAATGGCATTGATCACTATTTACTTTTTGAAATTAAACGTGCATTTGGTCATGAAATCATTAAAGCTCTCCACAATCTCACTTAAATCTCTAACGGTGATGAAGGTGGGGAGAGAGATGTAGAAGTGGGAGACAGGTATGATGTAGGTGAAGGCATGGGGGATGCCTGACGATGTTGACCCCATCCAATTGAAGTTGGAGTCATTGACCGCCGATTGTCGGCAGAGACTGCTGGTGGATTCTTTTCCAAATATGTCAGAGCTTCCTTCGACGCTGTCTGTTCCGCCACGATTTTTTTCCGGTCAGTTCCTTGACCAATCAGCTGTCCAGTCACTGGATGATTAACACCCATCGTATAAATCCGGTGATTGGTTGGACCAGTGACACTAATTTCGTGATAGACAGGATGGATTCCACTCCAAGTTTTATGATACAATTGCAAGAGTAAATCTTTGTAATTGTCATTAACTGAAATCAAGGGACGGAAATCAGTGGTGTCTTCAATTAACCGAATGACGAAATCCGAACACAATTGCATCGCAAATCCATAACGGGTCATATCATTTCGATAAGCATCTTCAAACAATGCACCCACGAAAGCCTCACATGTATCCTCCAGAATTCGTTCATTGGTCCGTCCATTGCACATATCTTCCACATGTTTGGAAATGAGAAGATGTTTGTCAAGACCCAAATACAGACTATATTTGGCTAACATATTGGTTCGAACCAATTTCGTTTTTAATTTGGTCAGAAAACCTTCCTGTTGTTTCCCGTATCGATGAAACAAATATGTGGCCACGACTGTTCCAATGATCGAATCGCCTTCAAATTCTAATCTCTCATTGGAACTTGGTTGTAATTCCACACAATGATCCAAATGTTCATATTCGATTTCAGGATTGGTAATCACCACATATGATTTATGTGTCAATCCCAATTGGAAAATGCTCAAATTCTGTGGTTGATAATTTAAACCACAGAATTTGAAGATATCAATTAAGTGTTGTGCAGTGACCAAGTGGTTACTGGGATTGTAGATACACAAAACCCTTTTCTCAGTGTTGTTGTCGTTCGAGTATATCTCGGTCATGGGAGTATTGTTACCGTTTAAACCTGGCTTGTTTTTAAGTTCATTTTTTTATTTGTATTTTAATTTTACTGGTTGGAGGTGGTTGCGATGGTGGTTGTGGTTGTACCAACTGAGTACCAAATAAATATTGATAGATCCGTTGCGACAGAACATTACCCAATCGGCGCACTTTGTGATTGGCCACCGGAACTATCAATTCCGCTAGCAGTTGATCGCGTTGTGAAATTGGAACCTGTTGATACGCATTAATCAAACTCACCATATTCGGATACTGTTTGGCAATCGCTTGAGCAAAATCAATCGAAGATCCAGGAATTTGTGATAATTGACATAAATAACAATTCTCGGGAGTCATATTATCCTTTTTGGCCAACTTAATCGTCTTTAGATACTCAATCTTCTCATGGTCCTGTTCTGACGGTGATGACACGATTTGACTCAATTGATCATACAATTTCGTAATGATCAACGCCGTGTCATAAATATCACACGACCGATACAGTGTATAGTGGTCACGTGTAACACGATGAATTAACGAGGTATATAAAGCATCTCGAGTGATCCCATTGTAAAATTTATGATCCTTGGGTACAAAGGCCCCTTCAATCAAGTAAATAACGATCATTTGTGGAAACTGTTTGCGTAATTGTTGGATTCGCAAGGATTGATTTTTGGATCTTTTATCAGTAATCGAATTAACATAATCCTCTAATGTTTTCCTCTCCACCAAACAGACAACCTGTGATCCATCCTGGTACATGATATCACCCACATCCAACTGGTCAATGTCAAAAATCAAATGATTACATTCTTTTTTCAGGTAATCAGACTCCAAAGCACGAATTAATTTATTTTCGCGTGAATCAATGATAATTTGCATCACCATAACAACTGTGATGACACGTGACGTATGATGATCATATTTTGTGAAATTTTTTTATTTAGATTCAGCTTTGATCTCTCTAACCGAGAATATTCCACACACACTGACTAACTGTTGGCATGGGTTATTGAGTGGATATTGGTAAATGGCTCGGTTGGCCATTTGTTGCATGAGATCTGGATGCAAATACCCGTAGTATGCTTTGAAACAGTCTTGATTGGCTCGTTGTAGGTTATACTGTTGATTAACTTCAATCTGCGCCGAAAGATTGACATGAGCATAATCATCAATGGTTGACAAAAGAATCGGTATCGAGGATAAGAGCCAAAGTGAAGAACCATTTGCGTAGGTAACCAATTGTCCCTCAATGGTAATTTCTTCCGTGTAATTATTGATCACGAAATTAACTTGTCGAATCACCGGATGGTGTTGAATTCCTAAAAATAGATCACCATTCCGCGGAATGGTGATGGTCATCATTCGATGGGCAACGACAATCTGTTTAGCAATGGATAAACATGCGGCCGATGTAGCCATGTGGCGTTCCGTCAAATCGGTCACCACATCGTTTTTCTGTGAAATTCCATGATCCCAATATTGTTCATGGACAGGGATTTGTCCAATAATGAAATCATGATTAAATTGGATTAATTGTTCCATTAATATACCTATGCATTCTCGTCTCTCTAAATATATATATATATCTAAAATCATGATTGAGACCTATACGCGCGGCAATTGCCTCTCTTGGCTAGCACATCCTGATGTGGATCCCTTAACACAGCAAAGTTTGATTGATCAGAAGGAGACCTTCAAACAAATCATCACAGCATGCCGATACTATCTTAAACTTGAAGACATTGCACAGCATAACCCTGATCTACTCAACATCATTTTTCCGAATCAAAATGATGCGATTCCAGATCAAGACATCATACACCAGTTACAGACCCCCTCACTGATTCGTCAACTTTTGCGCTCAGAACACTCATGGCTCACGCGAAAAGCCAAAGCCTATACACACTTAGTGAAAATTCATGGACCTGACCAAACATTTCTCGACTCTCTCACTCAAATCAATCACCGCCTCACACAATTAGATTCCGTCGCCAACAACTGTTCTGTTGAAAAACAATCACAATTACTCGAATGGCAAACACATGTTGCCCGATTGATCGATGGAGATGTTCGCTCATTTATGTACCAAATGATCATACAGTTTGCACAAACATCTCACCTGATTCTCAACTGTTGTCTTGTGGGAGGCCAACAAGGAACTGGTATTGTGGCACAGTTGTTGGCCCAACTGTATCATAAACTTGGTCTTCTCCGGAGACCAGTGGTGACATACGGTTTCTCCATAGAACATTTAGAATCATTGATCATTGTCCCAATCAATGCATTACATATGGATTATTTAACATTAACTCATCAACTTTACGGAATCTGTGTAACCGGAGAAACTTCTGATTATCTCAACATTCCTCTTCCATTGAAACCACATTTTCCACAGACAATTAATGTAGCCAACCATACTGACCGTGACCGTGACCAATTGGATTTGTTATTTGACAATATTCTGCGATCCCGCTTAAGTTATCAACACACAAAAATTTGAAACAAGCATATTGATACTGTACAATTCGTATCAAATTATCCATATGATCCGTTTGAAAATCAAAACACAACCGACACCCACCACAGTTTCTTCTGTTGCACCTGCACCTGCACCTGCACCTGCTGGTATCAGTACTCCTCGTATATTTGAAAAAGAAATCGAGCCATACGCAAGTAAGGTTCGAAGTATGTTGTCTCAAACTGCGGTCAATCCACAATTAATTATTTTACTGGAAATGGCAATCCGATCCAACGCGATCAAAAATACACAAAAATTGGATCGTATCACTCAATTCGATACATTCAAAACCATTTATTTAACAATTGCCCGACACATCATTGAAAATCTCAAAACTAATAATGAGATTAACAATGTCGAATTAATTGAAAAAGTTAATCAAGGTCAGATTACCGCTGATCAGGTAGTCAACATGAAACCAGAAGATATGCATAGTGAACGGTGGCGTTCACTGATTGAACAAAAACAGGCAGACATCAATAAATTGACCAATGACCCAGAAGAAACATCAAATATATTCTGGTGCACTCGTTGTCATCGTAACAAGACTACATATTTCCTTCGCCAGGACCGGAGCGCGGATGAACCCATGACAGTTCACATTACCTGTTGTTTCTGTGGTCGCAAATGGAGACAGTGAACTGGGACATGTCATTGATTGTTAACGAACAAGTCTATTTTATTAATTAATTAATAGACGATAACCAATTTGGTATTGGTCACTATTCATGTCAAGTCTATTGGCGATCGTTGCCATTCCTTTAATCATGTTGTCAATAAAATTAAGATGTGTCTTATTTATCCATGCCCCCAAATAGGGAGACAAGACAAAATCATTGAATATTTTATCTACTAGTAATGGGGTAAACTTTACAATTGGTGTGAATCTACCAAAATCAAAACCGATAATTTTTATATGATTTTTATGTAGACTCAACATAAATTGAAAATCGCATGGATCATATTTAGCATAGAGATATGCAATGGCAAACAAGTAGCCCACACAGAAGAAAATTTCATCAACTGTTGGTAATGGTACCGGATACATTGATTTTTAATTTGTTGATGAGCAATTATAAACTGATCAATATTCCCAAACATAAACCCACGATCCAGAATCAGTATTCATGTTGCTAAGATGTAACTGTGCTAGACGTGTGCCATAACTATCCGAGATACAATTCACACACTTCTCGTCATCGATAATCTCGATGGGTGATAAATAATCCATCCCATAGATACAACCGATTTGTTTGTCCTTTGATTCGTGGTGAATCAAATGTGATCGGTTTGTATAGACTCGTGAAAAATAACGGTTGTGCAATATGCATTAGATCCAAATAGGTATGACTTGTTCGCATAAATTGAGAGTAAATATGATTATGAATTAATGCTTCCTTTTTGGCATCCACACAATTAGCGGATTTTAATAATTTATATGCCATGTTTGGTTGATCGATTGGTATGACTAAGATACCAAACCCACCTTCACCGACATATCGCGTCTGTTTAAAAATCATAATTATCTAAATTATGTACAGGAAGTAATTGGTCGCCATTTCCAATCGTTTTTAAATACTGCATGATATATATTATATTTTGTATTTTTTAAACACACATAATGCGATCACGTCATTTAATGAGGCGAATCAACAATCGCGGTCTGTTCCTTTTCTCCTCTTTGGGCGCGGAGTTCTTTGATTTTGCGGAGCATGGAATCCGAAAACATTTGTGAGCTGTAATTGTTGCGTAGAAGGTTTTTGAAATGAACCTTCTGATGAATCATGAAGCCTTTTTGTGGATTTTGCCATGAACTGACCGAGAGCATTAAATCAGGATCAGTCCCCGCTTCAATGTTCTCGCTGACTGATTTGAGCACATCATCATCAACAATTAAATGCTGAATATTAGGGCAAGCAGTCAATAGGTAATCAATCACATCCAATGTTAAATTGGTGGAATTTATGGCCACTTTTTGTAAAGATGGACAGTAGATCGATTTCCACTCTGTGGGCAAAACGAACAATTCATGTACTCCTTTTTGACACCAAAATTGTGCATCTTCAATGGCCAGTTTCTCCAAATGTCGCAATTTTAACAGGGGAATCAAAACCCGGAGATTAATACGCGTACAGTAGTGAATGTTGCATACTTCCAGATCGGGTAAACAGTCGACAATCTGTTGAAAATGCGATTGTTCCATTTGATGCGCATAAAAAATGTTGATCAATCGAATATTAGGGAAGTTGGCAAGCCATTGGAAATCATTAATTTGGAAGTTTTGATAAATAATCAATTGTGTCACCTTGGAACACAAACCCACTTTTTGTAAGAGATCAGGACGAAGAGTGTAATTGTGTGTTAAATTGAGAGTCTCACCTACGTGGTCGATGTGTCGACGTAATTGTTTGATATATTCATCATCAGAGATCAGATGGATAAACTGAGTGAATTCGTCTTGTTGTTGTTTTAATTTCCAATGCTCAATGTCACGGAGACCGATTAATTTGCGTTCTTTGCGTGTGAGACATAACTTTAAATCACTCATCTGTTCCAGTTTGAAAATGGTAGAATCAACTGATTCAATAACAGGTAACTGAGCAACATCATTGACCGGAGTCACATCGTGTGTTCGGTTCAGATAAGAATCAATGACCTGATCCGTCAAGGTTTCAGTTTGACTAGCCGACGGTGCCGTCTGATCGGCAGGTGGTACCGTTGAAGTGGCGGGTGGTTCAGATGGTATAACATCTGTAATATGTAGAGCATTGTGAATCAGATACATGTCCCCTTTGTGGTTCTCAATCAAAGTGATCAGGATCTCTTCAGTCATGTATGCAAAGTAAATGTGACGTAGATCTTGTGGAGTCAACTGGAATTCACTGACTTGTGACTGCCCGTTGACAATCTGATAACATTTGCGACGTGGGTGAGACACAATCTCCTCGAATTTGTATTGAACGACCCAATTATTCCCCTGTGTACAGTTGAAGTTGAGCCAAATACGACGATTGTCGTCGGAACGAGACATATGATATAGATTGGTGTGTCATGTGATTTTATGTAGTTCAATATCGATAAAAGATTGTGTAATAGAATGCAATCATTGCTGCTAGAAGTACGACACAGATGGAGAATCCATTACTCTGAGGAGTATACTTTGCAGTCGGGATCACAGGTGGCGCAGAGCTAGAGATCGAATGTGCCGGAATTGCGAGCGGTGCACGCATTTTGAGCATTGCATGTGCTTGCGCTGACACAGGTGCATGTAGCGGTGCAGGTGAAAGGAGTGTCAACGGTTCTGGAATTTTTTCAATGTGATAATTTAATCTCGTCACGTTTTCCTCATCTGATACATCGAAACTTCCATGAGATAATGACTCAAATGTATCCAATTCATGATTAAATATTTCCGGTGAAGAAGCCGGTGTATATGATCTACGATGTGAGATGTGCGGTGTTGGTAGGGATGTTGACACGGTGATTTCTTGTTCCGATGTAAATCGTGGATTTGGTGGTAATGGTAGTAATGGTGGTAATGGTGGTGAGGGGAGTAATGGTGATGGCTGTTGTGGAACGGGTGATGGCTGTTGTGGAACGGGTGATGGCTGTTGTGGAACGGGTGAAACCGTTTGTCGTTGCGAAACCGGTGGTGATGGTGGTGATGGTGGCGAGACAGCAATCGGGACAGGAGCCCAGAGATTCGAATCAAATGATATCAACTCATCAATCATTCGAAATGATAGTGGAACTGATTCGCCTGCGGGATTGGGTCGATTAACCTGTTCTAACCAAGCGCGGATTTGAGTGTTTTTCTTCGCCCAAAATTGACGGAATTTATTCATATGAAATGGATGTGATGAAAAACGTACATTTGGAATTTCATAACATTCAATTTTTAAATTGACGTTCACAGAAGAGAACATGGCATTTTATTTAAACATGCTGCACATTTCGTTTCAATCGTCTCCTGATCGATCACCGTCGAATTAGACACACTTTTAATTAGCCAAAAATCGGACGCATTCTGATTATTGAGGACAAACGACCAAGGCATGTAAAAATGTCCATGATCACCCCACAATTGTCCCCAAGAATTTCTGACAATTAAATGATCTCCTTGATATCCTACGGCACAGACCGCATGTGAACCATTAACTGTCTCACCCGGTTGTGGCATTTTCATCACTCCATCGAATCCAATCCAATCAAAACTCGAATAGACATCAAAACCGAAAACCACTGGGCACCCAGCCGCCAAGGCTGTCTTCATGTGTGTCTCGAACCCAACCAAAACGGTGCTGCATAATGTATAACAATGCTGTGACCAAATACGTTTAAAATATATAAACATTATATGATGGATAATATATTGCGATGGATCAAGAGGCTTCGGTTGACAAGCTACAAACCTGGCAAAGTTGTTCATTGTTGATCGCCTGCGTAAGCAATCACGAGACGCAGACCAAAGACAAGACCTTCGCCCGGGGAATCGCATCGGATACCACTTTGAAAAATGTCAAAAGATTTCCAATGATCCAGTCGCTCAATCAGTTGTTTGAATTGGTCAAACAACTTCAATCAGCCATATGAGTGGCTTTGATTTTAATCAAAATTTTGGTTCTTGGTACAGAGGAGATGGGCACTGTGGGTATGGACGCCGTGAATATTGACGGGTCTCGATGAGACCCCAGTGTTTGAACACATGACACATAATGTGTGGCACGGTTATCAGGAGATTTTCCTTCTGGAATGACTTGCACCGGGCGCCCTTCGGGATCAATAGATTTACCATAGACCCTGAGCATGTCCTGAAAAGAACCTTTTTCACGACGCGTCCCTGAATATGTATACAAACTGGCTCCATGTCCATTGTAAGCCTTGCGGGCAATTTCGCGGATGGCATGATGCAAGTGTTCTAATACTTCGTCATTCAAATCAACAACACATGCCCAGGGGTTAATATGACATTGGTATAAGACTTCGGACTTAATGTAATTGCCAACGCCACTGACCGCTTCCTGTTTCATTAACACATCACAGATGTTTTTCTGTCCAAATTTGGTAGATCGAAAAATATGAATAAATTGTTGATCGGTAATCGGGGGACCCGTGAGCATATCAGGACCCAATTTATTCAACTTTTTCTGCAAATCCTTACGATCATTGGATATTTTAATGGTTCCAAAACGTCGCGGATCACCAAAATAAAAACATCGCCCATTTTGCGTTAAGAATTTAACATGGAAATGTTTTTTGTATTCGGTCAGAGTAACCTGTTTTCCCTGTTGTTGCGAATATTCATGGAGAATTTCTTCAGTCGGTTCATAATAAATGCCTCCCGACATTCCAAAAGTAATGGCAATATACCAATCTTTTTCTAATTCAATCCAACAGAATTTACCTTTCACATTAACGGTTGTGACTTGCATGGGTAATATGGTTGATAGCGTATCCAACCGGTCAATTCCATTTTTCGCATATCGACCGCCCAAAATTTCCACTTTGGCCAATGCTTGTCCCATGATAATTTCTCGGATGGCATCAGCCATGAGAGCCACCTCTGATATTTCCGGCAGTTTGAAAGATTTATTGATACTAATTACTGAATAATAATAAAATCAAATTTTATTTATTCGAAATAATCAAATCATTATATGCTTTTTCATATGCATAATGTGCTTCAATTTCTGAATTGAATGTTCCTAAGTGTGTTTTTTATTATTGATATTAATTTGAAAATATAAATATGTAATAATATTTTCGACCAATTGTTAGTGCTAATTTTGAGAGATATTGAGACATATCCGGATGGATTCCACAAAATATGTTGATCTTTTAATTGTTCATAATATTTCTTATCGATAATAATACAACTATCTTTTGGACATGATTCATATATTTTTCCAGGTATTTTTAATTTGACTGTTTCTTCCGACATTTTCTTTAAAATGAAAATGGGATATTACACGCATTTCAAATTTTATTAAACATATTCGGAAACACGTCGTGAAAGGGGTTCTCCTCGAGTGATCCATTAGTTAAAGATAGAATAAAATGAAATAATTTATTGTGTACTATCATCTTTTTTCCTCACAATGTCATGTTCAATTTCATTTTCCCTCACACAAGTCATCTCCAATGAGGACAATGCTCGATAGCATAATCCGTGCGCATCAAATCAAGAATCCCCTGCAGGCTCCTAGGAAATGAGCTGATCACTGCTTTGATCAGCTCTTTGTCCTGTTCCGCATCTCGATTGATCTCAAAGACCAACTCTAGTGTTTCCTCGACAATCACGTTCAATGCTGTGACACAACGGGAGTCATTATTGTGAGTCAGATGATTAACTAATAATTGCCAAAAATCTAACAATTTGAGATATGCATCGGTGGGGTTGGTACGTTCAAGTTTGGCACCTTTGCAGTAATCGTATGCTAATTTAAGAGCATGTGATTGACAAAATTGATGAGATCCCTCTAATTGCATACGATATTCATACGGATTATGAACCTTTTGAGTGTGATCATGGAAAACCCAATGAACCTCATCATCTCTGGTTCCTCGGGGAACGAGAATATTACGATTGGGAAACTTTTTGGATTTGTTATCACGAGCCCATTCTGCAAATGATAATTCACAACGCTGCAACAGATCATTGACAATACATACAAAAATCTCCATATGATCTCCAATCAGTGACATGAAGAAAGACCCTGCTATATCTGTTTGAATCCTAATGATTTCCTCAGAACTACCGGCGCGACGTTTGTGTTGTCTCTCAACAATTTCATCAGATGACATGCGTAGACGTTTTCGATTACTCATGTTTGATATAATATAACATAACATATTTGATTCAATTCTATTACATAAAATTTGATCTATTGATCAAATAAGAGTCAGAACGGCACTTATTCAATGTCGATTAAATTCACCGAAAAATCCGCCGATCTAATTGAACACCGATTGTGGATTCACGATCATGCACCCACACAATTAAACCAAATTATCGGCAATCCGATGATCATTGATACATTAACATCTTGTCTGAAAAACAACCAAATTCCCAATTTGATCTTTTGTGGACCCAATGGATCTGGGAAAACCATTACCGCCAAAATCTTGGTCCAAGAATACTTGGGAACCTTCTATCGTAACTGCAATATGGAAATCATTGGTTCTATCTATCGTGGGAAAAATGTTGTCACTGAGAAGAGTGACAAAAAGAAGGTCTCCGACACTTCTGGCGACAATCCCAATATTGTCAATTTTATTCGGAAGAGCTCGCAATTACCACCACATAAATGTCGGATTGTGACCATTTTTGATTTCGATTGTATGACCAATGAGGCACAAATGGCATTGCGTCGCATTATTGAAATTTACTCTGAAAAAGTTCGATTTATTTTCATCTGCAATAACTTGAATAAGATCATTGAAGCTCTACAAAGCCGGACATTAATTTTGAAATTTAGTTCGCCAATGACCGAAGAGATTATCAACCGATTGAAAGAAATCTCTGAAATAGAAAAGCTAACCATTAGTGACGAGATCTATCAAGCCATCGGAATCATTTCCAATAATGACATCAAACAAGCCATTAACTATTTACAAGTTTTCTCTAATAGCAGCGATAAAAATGTGGAAAACTTCTATCATCTCTTCAATATGCCATCGATTGCATGTATTACACAAATCATCCACCAGTGTCTCGAAGACAATCCATCATCACACGCGCAAGCATTCACTACATTGGATCTTCTGATTGATAACGGTTATAACGTTTCAGATCTTTTGGACATCATTGTTAAAGTACTAATGTACAACAAAGACCTGAGTGCAAGCAATCGGGTCTTGATGTTAGAGGAAACTATTAAAATTATCTGTCTGTGCGAACAATCGAATTCTGTTATTCATCTGTATCAATTATTGACAACTTGGATTACACACCATTGACTTGCGGTCCTTGCGGTCCTTCATTTTACAAAACGTCGAATCACAGCTTTTTCACCTTTTTTCGGGAGTAGCATGGGAATCGGACCATTGCAATCGAAACGAGAAATAGTAATTCCCTTGGAATGGAAAATCGAGGAGATGCAAATGGCAATTCTTTGTGATTGAGTCAATTGATCCTGAGTGGCGGGACGTTGTGTTTTATTAAAACATCGGCACAATTTCTGAGCCATCTGATCCACCACAATTTTAACTTTTTCATCTTCGTCTTTGGCATTTTTGACCAAATCGGACAACTTTTCCTTTCCATCATGTAATTTGACAATGGTGATCAATTGCTCAAGCTCATTGTCCGTCAAATTGATCAGAGAACGCATGTCAGGGATCTGATAATCCCGCATCATCTCTTCCAAAGTTTGGTAGGCGATCATCTTTATGGCAGAGATTTTTTCGGGAGACTGAGGTTTCTGAGGTTTCTGAGGTTTCTGAGGTTTCTGAGGTTTCTGAGGTTTCTGAGGTTTCTGAGGTTTCTGAGGTTTCTGAGGCGTCAACCCATACTTAGCTTGTAATTTGGCCGCATCCTCTGGATGATTGTCCAAGTATTGACGGATCTGATGACATTGAACCTCTTTGATGCCAGAGCTGGGTAATCCTAATTCATAAGAGACCCGTCGCAATTCATCCACACGGAAATCACCAGGATGACCAACACGCGCACGTCCCTCACATGGACGACCAAACAATAACGGTTTTACATTAAATGCGGACACAGCCATCTTAGTATATTATAATTTCATATAAAATTTTCTCACATGGATGATTATGATTGCGATGAATTGTCAGGGACAGTTCCGACAAATGATTTGTTTGCGAGACAAAAATTGTCTCGTCACTGGACTCTGCGAGTATGAATGTGATGCAGCCCACTTAATTCCATATAAAATCTGTGAAAAATATGCACCACAATTCATTTTCGATTCGCGTAATGGAATTTTCCTGTGCAAAAATCTGCATGCATGTTTTGATAAATATTTGTGGACATTTGATTTGTATGATGTAATTTACAATCCAGTCAAAGGACGTTATTATTGCCGAGTGATCGTCTATGACAACCACAAAAACATGACAATCAATCAATACAAAGACCAATATGTGGAAATCCCGATCCAAATCTGGCCTTTCCTGTATGTTCAATATCAAGTCTTCATTGCAATCCACTATGAAGCCCAACCACCACATGACATAGAATCAATCTATCGAGAGATCCTTCAAACAGATCCGATTTTCAACTATCTTCATCAGCATGAAATTCCACTAGATGCCCTTTTGTCCAAAGGCATGCATGGCTTCCTACAGTCCCAAGGACTGATTACAACACAAGAATGTGATGTATTCTTCGTTAACACCATTTTAAAACACCGTTCAACCAATGAAGGCGATTCCTACCTAGTTTGGTGGGATCATCTTCCCATTTCCATGTCAACGTGGGAATGGGAGTCTCAACTCAACCGCACCACTCTAGATGAATACTACACAAGGATCGAACAACGAATGGATGAGAATTATACGTTGAAAAATAAATAAGGAGTTATGGGATTATTAATATAAAATGGTTTATACCTTGATACATACGTTGGCATGGGGAACTGAATTAACGATGACTCAGCGAGTCATCCGAACCTTTTTGATCGGTAGTGCATGTTACGGAATTATTTACTACTTACTCCATTATTTCTCCATGTTTACGTGGATCGGATCGAAATTTTGGATCTTGTGGGGAATGGATGTATGCATGATGGGCATCTTAAACACTGGGTTCATGGGTGGACATAAATGGTGGACTACACTGTTCAATAATGTCACACAGCCGGCATTGCCACAACAAGCATTACCACCAACATTGCCACCACCTCAAGCATTACCACCAGTGTTGCCATCACCAACACAAACATCTCTACAGTTATCACCACAGCACTTGCATCCGACACCACCAACAGTTCAAACCGCACAGACATCTTACCCCCCTCCTGCCGAGAAATTAGAAATCGATCTATTAACTGAAAACGAGGATGATTCTGATCCAGATTTAACCCAAGAGAAAAATTCGAATCCGCCATCTCTGACAACAGAGATCCCACCATCGACACAAAATCCACTCTCCACCGAAATTCCACAGACTGGAACACCAGAAACTGAAAACCAAGTCTCTCCGAAATTGACTTCTGACAATATTCAAAAATATGTGACGCGAAAACCGGCGGCCATGGCCGTGACCAATCCGTCCATTAAATCGGCTGATTTAATTCTCTGATGAGACTCAAGAAAGATTAAAATTTGATTGATCATATGACATCCATATGATCACACATACATATACATCAATGCATTGGATTATTACTCTTTATTTAATTTGTGAATGTCTGTGTCTGGCCCACCGATCCCGGTGGGAAGAGATGAGTGATGAGGAATTCCAAACTAACTATCTGATTAATTTAACACCCCATATACCCCCATTTTCCACATCACCCCAGTTCAAAGACCCCCCAATAGTGGTCATCCCTGCAGAAATGGATTGGCGTCGCGCCAATGTAGTGACTAATATTAAAGATCAATTGTCATGTGGCTCCTGTTGGATCTTCTCCACCATTGAAGTCATTGAAAGTCGAGTTGCCATTAATGGTGGAGACCTCATGGAGTTATCCACACAACAACTGGTCGATTGTGCTGGCAAAGGGTGCGATGGTGGAACTGTCCCTTATGCGGTTACATATTTAAAAACACATGGATCCTGTTCTGCCAATTATTTTTATGTGGGTCACAACAATACATGCCATAATTGTAGTCGGGTTGTGAACGTGACCGGATATACATACTATCGCGGTGAAGTACCAATGTTACAAGCCATCCAACACGGACCATTGGCCGTGTATCTTGATTCCTCTAAATTCAAAAATTATGGACCAGGTATCATCGATACCACCATGAACTGCACCACCGCAACCAATCATGCCGTTGTTTTAGTTGGTTACGGCATCACATCTAATGGTGTTAAGTATTGGATAGCTCGAAACTCTTGGGGATCAGATTGGGGCGAAAACGGGTATTTTAGAATCCAGCGCGGAATTAATTTATGTGGAATCGAGGCGTATGCATACAGTATTGATGCTTATCAAGTTGGAACCGACATCGATTATCTGAAAATCATCGGCTATCTTGTCGCGGGTGTTCTGTTAGTCGCGTTGGTCATCATCTTATTATTCGAATGCATTGTTGAGTACTGGTATGACGGTGATTGTTTGTGTTGTTGTCACAAGTGTTCCGAGGAGGACGATGTAATTGAGGTTGAACTGGAAAATGGAGTTAACAGGACTAAAACCGGACCACCCCCAAACACAAAGTAAAATTGGATTCAATCTGGATTTATTGTGCATATTGTTGCGTCCATTGTCGTGCAGTGGCATTAAATTGTTCACGATTTGTTTTATAAACAAACGCCACATCTCCGGCAAGAGGGTCATCAGGATTGGGATCAGTCAATAATGAACTGAGAGAGAACATCACTTTGGACAGGCTGAGAGCGGGACTCCACTTATGTTTGAGAATATCCAAACATATCAGTCCACTCCGACTGATGTTGGGGTGATAGATCGGAACCTTAAACATCATTTCTGGTGGTTTAAAAGGGTAATTAGTCGGAAATTTAATCGAGAGAGGAAATGCGCCACCCTGATATGGTGATCCTTCTGGACCAAAAATGTATCCAGCCCATTCAAATAAGTTATTTTGAACCGGGGAGACACTAAAAATAAGATTTTGAGAATCTTTCTGCGAGGAATCTTGAATCTCTTCTAACTCTTTTTGAAGACGACGAATAGCAGCCATTAAATTTAAGCTTGAGATTCCAACGAATCAATGGTCCGCAAGCCCAATCAAATTTTGACCGATCAAAATTTGATCGTGATTTTCACTGGTTATTATTATAAGTATAACATTCATACGCATGTCGAATGAAAGTGATGCTAGACGCAAACATCTGTATTATGGTGCTCGCCACACCTGTTTAGAAATGTTGCATGACCGCCATTATTTCATTCCTCCAGAGATCTTACAAGAAACAGAAGATCAATTTGATTTTAATGGTGGACTTACCACAATTGTGGGAATCACTGATCCGAATCACCTTCCGGTCGTCACCCTCTTGGGTGATCTCGATAAAGACGAAATTCTCTCCCAAACGAATTGTCAAAAAGAAGCGGATTTAAAAGAACTTCACGACACACATTGGATCATCATTGCTGACTCCACCAAATTGGGTAAATTGGAATCGGATTTCATCGGACATCCATGGGTCGAAATTTTTGATGTGCGCCACATGTTTATTAATCCAACCAAGCATGCACTTCAACCCAAATGGAGATTAATGGAGGAAGCAGAGATCATCGAAATGCTGAAACGATACGAGGCCAATACATCACAAACCACACGCACTCTCTTAGGATCGGTCTGCATCGATGATCCAGTTAATCGTTATTATGGCGGACGCCCACAAACGAAAACATACCACGGCGACATCTATGAAATCACACGAAGCGGAATCAATATCTTTTATCGAAAAGTCGTTGCTAAACGTATGAATCTCAAAACTGAGAGGAAAAAATAAACTCTCGTTTTGATACATTTTTGTAACTTTGTATTAGAAAAAAATGTTCCTCATCAGGAACACTCATAATGAGGATCATAAATATCTATTTATGGAAACACCGGAACAACAGCGAATCATTGAGGAGTTTAACATTTATCTGTGTCATGTCTTTCCCAATCCGTCACATAGAACTGC